CACTTTGGCCTGCGCGAAATGCTTGGCGGGGATTACGCCAAGGTCATGAACGACATCTACGACGGCAACGAGGATACCCGCGCCCAAGCCGACGCCAAGATGGCCGCCGACCCCGCACTGTCTCGTGAAGTCGCTGTGGAAGAAGTTTTGGCAGAGCTTGCAGAGCAAGGCCCCAACGCTAACTCCAAGGCCATGAACGCGCTGCGCCGCATCTTCTACGCTATCAAACGCTGGTTTGCGGACAAGCTGGGCATAAAGAACGTATCGGATTCAGAAATTCGTCAACTCGTGGCGGATGCGCGGCGGTTTGTGAAGAAGGGTGTGGGAGCGCGGGGCGGAGATGTTGACACCAGCACTGCCCTGTACCGCACCCGTGCGACCTACGCCAACCCGGAGATGGCCGAACTTGGTAAATCCACCGACCGCATGGTGGCCCGCCAGAGAACGATGTGGGAGAAGATCAAGGCCAACACGTCCGGGCTGGCGTTTGAGACCCAGCTTGTGGATCGCTTCGCGGGCTTTGAGCGTCTGGCCAAGTACATGGAGCCGCTCAAGGGTTCCCAGATGCTGTACTACCTGCGCATGTATGACCAGCGCATGAACGCCGTGTCGCAGTCGGTCTCCGAAGGCGCTCCGCAACTGATTGAGAAGACCCGCCCCGACGGGCGCAAAGAATACGTGCTGGAGTCCAAGGCTGGGCCGAGCATCAAGGGTGTGGTGGAAACGCTGCGCGGAGCGCAGAAACATGTGGGCAACGCTGAGGCGGTCAACCGCATGTTCACCAAGTATCTGGCAGCCATCCGTGCCAAGCGCGTCGGACTGGAGGCACTGCACTTTGGCGATGAAGTTACGCAAGAGATGCTCGACGCCACGCTGCGCGCGGTGGACGGCAACCCGGAACTCAAGAGAATCTTCGAGGCAGCGCGGGGGGAGTACAACTCGTACAACCGCAACTTGATGAAGTTCTTGGCGGACACGGGCGCTATCTCTGCGTCGCTTGCGGAAAAGCTGTCGTCAACCAACGACTACATCCCGTTCTACCGGGAGCAAAACGGCAACGCCATGCTGATCATCAGCGGCGAAACCCCGATCCGGGTCGGCAGTATTGCGGAGCAACCGTACCTGAAAGAACTGGTAGGCGGCGACGAAGCCATCCTTGACTTCATGACTTCCAGCGTGCAGAACACCAACATGCTGGTGGATATGGGGCTGCGCAATCTGGCCACCAAGAACGCCATATTCGAGCTGATCAACCTGAACGCTGCCAAGATCGTCAAAGGCCGCCCGTCCGGCGCAGACGTGGTGAAGTTCAAGGTCGATGGCGAAGATCGCTACGCGGTTGTGGACACCGAAACGGTGACGGTTGGCGGCAAGAAGTTTGATACTGGCGTGCCTGCCGATCTGCTGGTCAAAGGCATGGAAGGTATCCCGGCGCAGATTCCGTTTGTCTTCCGCATGATGGGGGTGCCCGCGCAGTTGCTGCGCAAGGCCGTCACGCTGTCTCCGCTGTACATGGCCAAGCAGGTGTTCCGCGATTCGTTGGCAGCCCCGATTGTGTCTGGGGCGAACTTCACGCCTGTGCTGGGCGCGCTGCGCCAGATCGGCAGCCCCGCTGCTGCCACGCTGGAGAGCCGGTTCGTTACTGGCGGCCAGTACATGACGGGTACATCCGAGGACTTGTCCAAAATTTTGCGGGATATTGCGTCGGGTAAGCCCGGCTGGATGAACGCACTGGGTAAGTTTGAGGCGATGGGTATGTCCGCAGATGCGCTGACTCGCCGGGCCCAGTACAACAGCTACATCGCGCAGGGCATGTCGGAGATGGAAGCTACCCTGATGGCGCTGGAGTCGATGAACTTCAACAAGCGCGGCGCGTCGCCCAGCATCCACATCCTGAACTCGCTGATCCCGTTCCTGAACGCTCAGATTCAAGGCTTGAACGTTCTGTACAAGGCGTTTACCGGTAAGCTGCCGTTCAACGACAAGCTGAAGATTCAGCAAAAGCTGCTGCTTCGGGGCGGCATGATGGCCGTTGCGTCGATGGTCTACGCCGCCATGATGGAAGAGGACGAGGCGTACAAGAATGCCACGCCTGACCAGAAGTACGGCAACTGGTTTGTCCGACTGCCGGGCTTTGACGAGCCGGTGCGCTTGCCTGTGCCGTTTGAAATTGGCTACATCTTTAAGGCGCTGCCCGAGGCTGTCTACAACACCATGACCCAGAAGGACGGCGGGGAGGAGGCGGTCAAGGCGTTCAAGCAAATTCTGCTCCAGACGATCCCGGGCGGCTCCAGCTACGGCATCCCGCAGGCCCTCAAGCCCGCCATCGAGGCGGGGCTGGGCAAGTCGTTCTACACCGGACGGGACATCCTGTCGGCACGGGAGAAGGAATTGCTGCCGGAAGAACAGTTCCGCGCCAACACCTCCGAGGTGGCCAAGGCTTTTGGCAAGGCGTTCGACATCTCCCCGGTCATGCTGGAGTATGTGGTGCGTGGCTATACCGGCACGCTGGGGCTGGGATTCCTGCACGCGCTCAGTCTGGGCGCGCCTAAGTCGGAGTCTCCCGAGGCTGCGGTCAAGCGTCTGTCCGAATACCCGCTGGTTGGCGGCGCGTTCCAGCCCAACGACGCGGGCGGCATCATCAACACCGCTTACGAACGCTTCAACGAAGACATCAAGGTGCGCAACACCTACCAGAAGCTGGTCAAGGAAGGTCAGATGTCGCAGGCGGCAGACCTGCTCCAGCGCCGCAGCAACGAGATCATGGAGGCCGAGATCGGGGATTCGTTCAAGACCAACATGAACAAGCTGACGCAGGCTGAGCGGGCGATTGCTGCCTCCAACATGTCGCCCGAAGAAAAGCGCAAACAGCTCGATGAGATTCGTCGAATCAAGACCGGGCTGGCTAGAACCTACCGCGAAGTGGCAGATAAAACCACACCCCAATAAGTCCGTCGCGGATACAAGGCACCGCCTTGATACGGAGCCGCTGCCCTACCGCAGCGCGTAGCCCAAGCTCCCGGGCTTTCTCCGTATCAAGTGCGGGCACGAAGAACCCGTCACCCGGCTTCAGGCTTGACCAAGGATAGTTGATCTGCATCAATCTCGTCCGTGCGTCGGCTGATGTGCATGACGTTCACACGCATGGCAGGGCCGTTGGTCTTGGCCAGCATGTCTTTCTTGATGTACGCCACTCGGAACTGTTTCTCAAGCTGGGTCTTGAAGTCCGCGTAGCCGAAGCTCATGGACACGCAGTGCTGCTTGAGTAGCTGCTCCTCGATGAAGTACTCGGTGTACCCGTCTTGCAGGGTGTTGTGCTCGATGCGCCCCAGCACCTTGGTGCGTGTGAGCGACCTGTCCACGGTGTTGCCCCCGTCTCCCCACTTTGTCAGCAGTCTGTTGCCCGGGCCGTCAGCCTTCCACAGCACGACGAAGCCGCCGTAGTTGTCACGGGTGTAGGCGTTGAGCACATCTTCTGCCGTACGCACGCTGCGCCGCAGAACCCCACGAGCACGAGCGACAAGCTCCTCCAGCGCCCCTATGATGCCCTTGATCGGCACAGTCAGGATGTCTGCGTACTGCGGGCCTAGCAAGACAGCGGCAGTCACGACCTCGGTGCAGCCCGTGTGCCAGTAGCGCTCGTCGTCGGTGAACTCCATCTTGACCTTCAAGTGCTCATGCACGCGGCGCATCATGTCGGCGGCGGCATCTTGGTTGCGCACCAGCCACCGTATCCACGCCTCGCCAGCCACGCCGTAGTTGTTCTTGATGGACTTGAGGATGACGCGCTCCTCGTCGCTCCACTGCAAGGGTTTGCTCGGCGTCCACTCCAGCGTGCGCAGCAGTTCGCCGTTGGACGAGTGCTTGCGGGCACCGGACATGTAGTCCGTAAGGTGTACGTTCGAGGTCAGCGTACAGGTGGCATTCCAGATCGTGTTGTTGATCCGCTCCTTGTTCGCCCCCGACTCCATGCGCTCCTTGCCTTGGCCCTCGGTAAAGTCAAAGATGAACGCGGGTGCCCACTCCATGTTGTCCCGCGCCTTGGCCGTGATCTCGTCGATCAGCAGCGGCATCGAGTTGAGCAAGCCCGCTCTTTGCTGCATTGCAACAGGAGAAGTTGACTTACCCGTGCGGTAGCGGATGGGGTGCCCCCACACGCCCGCCTTGGCCGACAGCGTGAGCGACTTGCCCGTGCCCGACTCGGTAGAGCCGATGTGCCAGACGAACCCCTCGTACTCGGTGAACTTCATCAGCGCGCAGCCGAAGCTGTCAAGGCAGAGAGCCAACATCGTGTACATCTTTCGATGTACCATCAACTCCCAGAAGTGCCGCCAACCCTCCAGCGTGCCCTTGCTCTCGGTGTTCTTGTTGATGTTCTCCAACCCGGGCATCGGCACCGCAATCTCCCGACCGTCCTTGGTGAAAACCCTATAGTTGTAGACGAAGCTGCCATCCTTCTGCCAGCCGCACTGCAACGGCACATCAATCGCTTTGCGGGTGAGAGACGCCTCCTCCACGCAAGCCCGCACGTAGTTGAACAGGTTGTTGTCGCTGCCCTTGCCGAAGCTGGCAATCACGTTCTGGCTGGCGAGGAACTTGACTGTCTCCTCCCGAGACACCACGCACTTGCTGGGCATGATGATATTTTTCAGGCCATCGGGACGGGTGGCTACGAGGTGTACGCCGTAGTCTTCTTCCTGCCTGAGCATATCCACCACAAACAGGTCGAAGGCCAGAATCTGAACCGTCTTTTTCGACTTGGTGCCGTCGTCGCCCTCGATCTCCCGCTCCATGTACACGCCGCCGTTCTGGCCATAGGAGAAGCCGCGAGGCGGGGTTGGGCGCTTGACGACCTGCCGTGGGATTTCTTCGTCGGACAGGTCCGGCTCGTCCGCGTAGCCAAACTCAGCCTCCTCGTCCCGGTCAGCCATCTCGGTGGGGTTCAGGGAAATGAGTTTCTCAGAAGTGTCGAGCTTGACCTCGCGCCCCAGCGCCAGCGGGTTGGTGATTTTGCCGAAGTGCGGGCAGCCCGCACACACGCCCGGGTTCTCGCTGTCCATCTTCAGGCACGGGTATGGGCCTTTGATCTGCGCCAGCTTCTCGTGCATGCGCTGCTCGGGGTACGGATGCAGGGCGCTGACCCACTTTGACCAGTCGTCGCCGTCCTCGCACACCTTCGTCCACGACAGCAGCCCGCGCCAGATCGGCTCCAGCCCGTCTTCCTGCGGCTGGTCGATGTAAGCCTTAAGTTGTGCACAGCCAGTACCGGCCATGGTCTGGTCGTAGATGTTCTCGAACAGCGTCACGCTGTTTTGCAGCAGCTTGACCTGCGTGGCCCCGGGCTTGCGGCTGGGGCGTTGGCCTTGGAGCGGTGCTTCGACCTTGGCGTGGAACTCGGGTTTGAGCTTGCCGCTGATCAGCGCCTCGAAGGCCGCGAACTCGAACGTGTCGCCCGCACCAAGGAACTTCACGTCCCGTGGCGTGCCGTACTTCTTCTTGTGGTTGCGGGTGCCCGGCACACGCAGAACTCGCGATACGTCTGCCGTCACGTTCATGTCGATGCGCAGGCCCTCCTGCTTGCACAGACGCTTGAAGTTCTCAGCAACAGGTTTCCAAGTGGCAACCGGAAGCGTATCCGTCAGCGGCCAGTAGACGTGCAGTCCCCCGCCCGAGCCAACGAACCACGGCTTGCCGAGCGTATCCATCTCGGTCTTCTCCATGAACTGCGCCAGCGCAGCGGCTGCCTCCTTCTTGGAGGCGTACCCATCCATGTCGATGAACATGGCCTTGATGAACCGCGCGTTCACGGCTTCGCGGCTATCGACCTCCGCAAAGGTGGACAGGGCAAAGTAGATGTCACGGTCTTTGCCGTTCCATGCGTCGATGACGGGGATCAGGTTCTCAAGTTTCTCCTCATAGCGGTGCTCCTTTTTGTTTGTACTTAGTTCCGCCGCGCAGTAGTACCCGTGATCCGGGGATGGCAGAACCGCCGCTAAGAAATCCAGCGGGTTCATTCGTTTCCTCGGGAGAAGGGTTATTTGTTGTCGTCGAGCAGATTTACGAAGCGTTCCACCAACTCCTTGATCCACTCCTCGGGCACCTTGTCGAAGCCCATGATGTAGATGTAGCGCAGCAGCTCGTTGTCGCTTAGGTTGTGAGGTTGAATGCCTTGCATGCTTTTCTCCAAGCGTCGTCGGTTGTGGCCGAGGACTTCAAAATTGTTAGTAGGTCGGTGACGGCGGGGCGGTAGGCGACGAACACTTCGCCACCCTCAAACCAGTTGTAGACAGTCTGGCGCGACGCGCCCGTTATCTGCGCGATCTTGGTCACCGGGAAATTAAGGTACACGGCCCAGCGCCCAAGCTGGTTGCCCAGCGTCTTGGGTGCCTTCTTGACCGTGTCGGTTACTTGTTGGGAGTAGGCCATGGTGTGTGGGTGGGAGGCAGCGTGGCCGCAAAGCCAGAGGAAACGCTTTCGTGTGCATGCAAGTCTATGTCTAACGAGGAAGTCCAAACAAACCCCGGCACACGCAAAGCGACTGCTCCTGCTACCTCCCGAACTCCTTACTCGTCGTCCCAGTCGTCAACCATGGAGGCGAGGTTGGCCTTGGCGGCGGGCACCGCGTTGGGCTTCTTCTCCTCCTTGCGCACGACGGGCTCGTCCGCTTCCTCGACCGGCTCGGGCTTGGCCTTCGCGGTCTTCTTGGGCGGGGGCGGGGGTGCCTCATCCTCCTCGGCTGCCGCCTTGGCCTTGGCACGCGGCGGGGTTCCCTCAAGGGGGGCTGCGATCTTGGGCACGCCGTCCATCTTCGCCACCGTCATGGTGATGGCCTTGAGCGCGTCACCGGACTTGGCTTGCTCTTGGCAGGAGCCGTACTCGCCGTCCGACAGGAAGCGCATGGCTTTGAAGTGCAGCTTGGGGGACTCACTGGAGGTATCGAACTTCAGGCGCGTGACCACGTCGGTCGGGTCAACGTTCTGCGCAGCCAGCCACTGAGCGTATGCCTTCAGGGGGCGCTTGTCGCCGTCTTCCTTACCGAAGATGGAGGTTGCCGGGAGCGCCAATTGCAGCACGTCACCACCCATGTCGTTGGCCAGCACCACAGCCAGACGCTGTTGGTAGCGGCAAGCGCGGGAGTTTCCGTTGCCCGAGCCAGCGATGTTCTGGGGGCACTCTTCGCAACGCGAAGCCTGTTTGTTCTCGCTGTCAGCGCTGGGAGTCACGCCGTCGGCAGACCAGCAGTCAGGCGCAGCCACTTCGCTGGGGTCGAACTTCTTCATGTAGAAGACGCGGTTGACGGTCGGGGCGGCGTTGACAATCACCACGTCCAGATGGCGATCCTCGATGCTGGCAATCTCTTTACCGCCAGCGACCAGACGGAACACCCCGCCTTTGATCGAGATGCGCTTGCTGCTGCCACCACCGCCACCAGCGAGAGCCTTGGCCACGTCGGACAGACCGCCACGGCGCTTAACGAAATCCGGCACTTCGCCGGGATTGAACAGAGCCACATTACTCATGTTTCTATCTCCTTACTTGGTAGGTTTACGAACAGAAATTTGGTACTCGGTCACCGAGTTCATGCCGGGAGGCAGCGCGCCGGGGTTCTCTTCCAAGAACGTAGCCATGTTGCCCTGCGCGATACGCTTCTCCAACAGGTCGAGCGCGTCGTGCTCCTTGATGAACTCCTTGAAAGAGTCCCAGTCTTGGGTTTGGTAGCGGGTCTTCGTTGACAACACCACCGTGCCGTTATCGGTGCGCACCGAGCTGATGCCCATCACGAGCATCTGATCCTTCAGCGCGTTCTTCACCGCATCTTGTTGGCGCTTGATGTTCTCAATCTGCCCGTCGTACTCAGCGGTGAGCCGCTGAATCTCCGCTTGCATCTTGCGATACACCTTCGCCAGTTTGTCCATGGGGATGGCCGCCATGTCGGCGTCTTGTTGTGGAGGCGGTGCCTCCTCGTCGTCCAGTTCAGTCATTGCAAGCTCCGTTGTGTTATTTGTCTAGGGTTTGACATCGTACAATAAAATTCTGTTTGCGCAATACCCTCCTTCACAAATTTTTTACTTCGCTGTCGAACATGCCCACCAGCAGCGCGTGGTCGCTTACTTTGGTGCTCATCGCCTTGAAAAGTTTTTTCTCGATGGGGCTTGACTCGATGTGGTGAACTGTGACTTTGTCTGAGTCCTGCCCCTTGCGGTCAGCCCGGGCGATGCACTGGGTGTACATCTCCACCGACATGAGCGGGCCGTAGAACACCACTGTGTCAGCCGCTGTCAGCGTAATGCCGTGCGCCGTGGCCTGCGGCTGCATCACCAGCACGCGGATCGTCTCCGTGGTTTGGAAGTCGTGGATGATTTTGCCGCGCTTGGTGGCCGTCACATCCCCGTGGATCACGTCCACGCCCACGCCTTGTTTTTGCAGGTGCGTCAGTATAGTGTCGATGGAGGAGCGGAACAGGGCGAAGATGATCACCTTGCGCGAAGTCTCCTCAAGGATTTCGTCCAGCACGTTCAGGCGCGGCGCGGCATCGAACTCCACCACCTCCTTGTCGTCGGTGTAGGCGGCACCGCAAGAGATTTGCAGCAGCTTGTTTACAGCAACTCCGGCATTCACTGCGCTGATCGTCTCGCCCGCTGCCCGCACCAGCATCTGTTCCTTGAGCATTTTGTAATACTTGCTCTGCTGCGCGGTCATCGGCACCTCTCGCGTCACCGTCACAACGGGCGGTAGGTCAAGGCACTGCGTCTTGGTAAAGCGGATTGCTGGTTGCAGTGCAGCATAAACGGTAGCGGTAGCGTCGGTCTTGGGTGCCCACTTGAACATGCTGATCTTGTTCATCACCTTGTCGCGCCATGCCGTGAAGAACTTGGGCACGCCGCCGGGGTTGACCAGCTTGGCCAAGCCGTAGGCATCGACCGGGGACTGCGAGGCAGGGGTGCCCGTCATCATCCACAGGTACGTCTCGGGCTTGATGATGGAGGCCAGCGCCTTCCAGCGCCGGGTGCTCGGGTTCTTGTAGGCGTTGGCTTCATCCACGATCACGAGGTCAAACCGCCCGTCGTTGGCAATCTCCTGCGCAATCAGGTTCAGGCCGTCGTAGTTGGTGATGACAATCTCGTAGTCCTTCTGAATCATCTCGATGCGCCGAGCAGCTTGCGCATGGTGGGCCACGACGGCTGAGCGATGGATGATGCTCTGATTGATGTCTCCCATCCACGCGCTGTGCATGATGGACAGCGGGCACAGGATCAGCACCCGGCGCACATCACCGCGCTTCATCAGATAGTCGGCTGCCCACAGGGCCGAGAGCGTCTTGCCCGTGCCGGGGTCGTTGAAGCAGAACGCTCTGCGATACAGCGTGAGGAACGACGCGGTGTCGATCTGGTGCTGCATGGGCGTGAAGCGCCCGGGCCAGTCGTAGCGTTTGGTGATCGGAGAGGGGGCGTGCTTGACTCCGAGATTGCGCAGCACGCGCACTTCGTCCAGTCCCCAGTACACCGCCACGTCGTATATCCCCGTGCTGACCTCCACGATCTTGTGCTTGGGGATGACTTTGTATTTGTGCGGGTTGCGCGTCCTTACGACAAGCGCTTTGTTTTCAATTATCTGCAAGGCTAACTCCGTTTTATTCTGGCATGCGGCACACGAACCGCGACCTGTCTGTCAGGTAGTGCACCTCCAACTCCCCGAGTGAGCGCAGCCGCTTGTGCACCAGCGAGTAGAAGGCATCGTCCATCACATCAGTGATGTCCACCCACTCGTGCCCGTAGCGCGTGAGCCACAGGTCTAAGAGGGTCTCCACCTTGGCGCTGAACACGTCGCTGTTGAGATCGCGTTGTGTCACTTTTTCTGCGTCCGTGATGATGCCGCCGGGGGCGTAGACCGTACTGTTTTGTCCGGTAACACCGAAGGGGCCACCCGTGCTTGTCTGGGTTGTGTATATCGTCGTCATTTAACCGAGTGGTCTGCGTTGCGCTTGTAGGTGCGGTTGTCGCTGGCAGTCTTCACCCTGAGGTTGGAGCGCGTCGTCGTGCCACCCTTGGACAGCGGCTTCTTGTGGTCAACGTCTTTGCCGTCGCCCTTGTGCACGAGTCCTTCGCGCTCCAGCATACGCCGGGCCTTGTTGCTTTGTGCTCGGCGCTTCTTGACCTCGGGCTTCTGCGCGTACGGGGGGTAGGTGTCACGATCAGCGGGGTTCTTGTAGGGCATGTTTGCTCCTTATCTAAACTGGTTGAGTTTTGCGAGGTCTTTTAGTTCATCGACCACGCGCTTGGGTTGGGTGCTCTCGGTCTTAATCTTCATCACGTCAGCAGCGAGTCGCAGCGCCATCACGGTTGCGCACTCCGGGTGAAACCACACCGTTACGTACCCTTCAACAAGGTCGTGCAGTTGCGCAAGGCGCGGGTCTCTTGATTGTGTTAACTGGCCGTGCCCGCTGTGCTCTATGCCGTTTTGGTCTTCACGTATCTCTCCGTGACAAATATGGCAGAAACATGGGTTGAGCATAAACTGCCCGGGGGGGTGTAGGGACACGTCTGCTCCTTAATGTTTGGGGTTGAACTCGCAGCCAGTGACTTGGCACCAGTTGCATAGGGGGGTTTGTGTGGGGTTCCATACATCGTTCTCGAAGCACGCCTCAAGTCGAGCCGTGCGTTCACGGTAGCGCCACCAAGCTGCGTCCTTGGCCCCGCGCTCCATCTGCATCTTCACCATGTCGTTCTTCACGATGAACAGCAGCGCCGAGTTGACCTTGCGGATGTGGGGGAAGTGCTCGAAGACCATGAGCGACATGAGCACAAGCTGATCCCTGTCGGGGTACTTGTTGCTGCCAGTCTTCCAGTCGCCCACCCACGCCGTGAGGTTCTCGTCGTCAATGATCAGGATGTCCGCAATGCCCCGCACCCACACGTCGGGGGACTTCCACGCGGTGGGCTTGAGGTCGGCTGTCAGCGCCATCTCATACTCAGCCAGCTTGCGTCCGGACTTGCTTAGCATGGCGTCGGCCACGTCCTTGAACTGCGCGTACTCCGGGGGAATCTCCTTGCCGTCTCGGATGTACAGTTCCAACGCCTCGTGCACCTGATTGCCATACCTTGTTGCCTGCGTTTCCTGAAACGGGTACTTCTTCAAGACCTTGACCTCGTGGTATCTGCGGGCGCAGCCCTCGAAGTCTTTGAGAGAGGAGTGAGACCAAGCGGGCTTTTTCATGTTAGGAGCCAGTCAATTAGTTGCTTGCGGTTTTCTGCAACGCGTATGTCAACAGTGCTGTCGGTGTCACTGATCTGGCGCGACAGGTACCACCACTTCTTTTCGCACTGGTACTCCACGTACCAGCCACGCAGCACCGCCAGCGAGTCGATGGCGTCATCATCAAGCTCATAGTTTGGCGGTGTGGACGACATCATTGAGCCTGCGTGCAAAGTTATCGACGAAGTCCTCGTTGGCTTCGAGCTTGTGGCCCATGTCGTTGAGGATGGCGTGGGTCACCTCGTGCCAGAAGGTGTGCGCTTGATAGCGGTCAGCGACGAGGCGCTTGGTGCTGGGGTGACGCGAGGCGATGAAGATGTCACGGGTGGTGTAGTTGATGTCGCCATACACGTAGCGTGCACCGCTGCGGATCACGCCCGGTGCGACAGTGACTTTGTACAGCTTGCCGTTGATGCGAAATTGTTTTGGTATCTCCATTGTGTTGCTCCGTTTAGTTCTTGGCTAACCCATATCGGCGGTGTGCGCCACCGTCAGCGGCCAGAGGTATCCCCGGCATGTACTTCGGCTCCATGGTCATCTGCGCCAAGACCCAAGTCTTAGCGTCAGCGACCTCCTCATCGGGCACAACTGCAATCAACTCGTCATGCACTGTGCCCGCCACGGGGTACTTCTTAGCCACCCGCAGCATCCCATCCGTCATCACGATCCGCGCTGCCCCCTGCACCACGTTGTTCGTGATCTTGCCCGGGTACAGCTTCGTCTCGTCCTGTCCGTACACCCACTGCATCTGACCCGTGTCTTTGTCCTTGACCTGACGCAGATTCGGGTACAGCAAGCTCATGCCGTTGGGCAATACGATCTCCTCCTTTCGGAAGGTGAGACATTTATACACGACCTCCTCGCCGCCGACAAGGCTGCGCGTGAGTAGCTGCCCCATCAACTCCCAGAAGGCAACCACTGGCCAAGCCGTTGATCGGTAGATGTCGATGATCTTCTTGGCCGCCACGCAGTGTGTAAGAAGTTCTTCCTCAGTACAGATGTGCGGGATGTCCAGCATCTTCTGCACGTTCGCGTCGTCGCTTAGAAACTTCTCTACGTACGCCCGGTTCACGCCCAGCTTCTTGGCGAACGCCATCTCGTAGCGCACCGGGGGAGCCCCGAGGAAGCCAACGAGTAGCTGCGCGGCAAAGCTGGCCCACCCAAGGCCATACCCACAGCCCAGCAGGGCCGACTTCGCGCTCTGGCGCAGGTCTGGGTGGCTGTCTTTGGTCAGCCCGGGGATGTTGAACATCTGCGCGCCGAAGGCTGCGTAGGGGTCGCCGCCTGACTTGAAGATCAACAGCATGTCCTCGTAGTCAGCCAGCCATGCCAGCACCCGGGGCTCGATCTGGGATAAGTCGCCCACCACCAACTGGTGCCCCTCGGGGGCCATGATGGCCTTGCGCAGGAAGCTGCCGCGCTTGAGGTTTTGCATGTTGATGGCGCTGCCCTTGGCCGCCGCCCACCGCCCCGACTTGGCTCCGTAGTAGCTCAGGGGTACAGGCAGGGGGCCGCGCGTGGAGATGTCTAGGAAACGCTGCGCCCGCGTGCGCTCCGTCGTTGACTTAACTTTGAGTCGCGCTTCACAGAGCGCTGCAACTTCCTCATTCCCACCATTGAGGAGTGCTTGGAAGAGCGCATCGTTCTTGGCAAGCGCGAGCGTACGCTTACCAGTCGTCTTGCTAACCTTCGTAGGCGGCTCGACACCAAGCGCTTTGAGCGCTTCTGCAAAACGCGGGTTCGATGCCAGAACAGCTTCATCCAAGCCGAGCCTGTGTAATAGACCTTCACGTTTGGTTTTCTCCTCTTCAAGTGCTTTCTCTAACATCTGCGAGTCCAACACCAGCAGCGGGTTGGTGTACATCTTGAGCGTCATGTCAATAAGACGTAGCTCTTTCGCGGGGTAACCATCGCCCAGTCGTGTGAAAATCTCCTCGCACAGATACACATCATGTTTGCAGTATTCAGCGAGTTCTTGTTCGATATCTGGAGTAAGTTCGCTAAGCCCGTCAGTCGAGTGAACGGCTTTCCCTTTTGGCGGTAGTGCGAAGTCTTCGGAAAGCTTTGCAAGGGAATTGCCAACTTCCACACCGCGTAAAGCTCTCGCCATTGATAGGGTGTCGAAGATGAAGGCTGGGCGTACGCCGTACCGCCATCCCAGTATGGAGATATCGAATTGGGAGTTATGCGCAAGGACGGCGGTTCGTCCCCAGTCGATTCCAGAAAGGAACTGAGGTAGGTCTGCTCCTCCAACCCATTTAATTGGCTCGTCGCTTCCGTATACATGGAAGCAAGCTCCGAATGCCTTGAAGCGTTCATCACGGATGTACTCCTCGGTTGTCATCTTTGACAAGGTGTAGTCGCTGCGATCCCAGCGGGTCTCGAAATCCACAGTCAGAATGCGGTCGTAGGGGCGGCTCAATTGAAGGCCCCGCTTTCAGGCGCGTCACGCATCAGCAGCGCGGTGTGTTTGGGCATGGCTTCGACGATCATTGCGTACGCCTCGAACTCGTCGGCGTTGATGTGGAACACCGCGCTTTGGGTGTCGTCGGACAGCAGCAGGATGCCCTTGGCCTTGGCATCACGTCGGTACAGCTTGGACAGCACGGGCAGCAGGCGGGCGAAGCTCTCTTGTGCGTCGTCATCCATGTGCGCTACGTCCTCGGTCAGGTCGGCCAGACATCGGGCCACAGTTTGTTTATTCATATCGCATCATCTCTTTCATCCCAGTGATGTGCTTGTCGAGTTCGTCGAGGTTGGTCTCGCGCACCACAATCGCGACACCTCCACTCTCAACAATGCGGGTGATGTGGTCTTCCTGCAAGGCGGTGGTCTTACCCGTACCCGCCTTGGCTTCGATGGCGAAGAAGACGCCGCCCACGCAGCACAAGAAGTCCGGCACTCCGCTGTTGCCGTACCCGGTGCCAATCGGCATGGCGTAGTACACGCCGTGCTTTTCGAGGATTGCACGTATTTTTTTCTTGACTAGCGCTTCTGGCGTAGAGGCCATCTTCTTCTCCTTGTTGTTAAAGATCGGGGGATGTGTAGATTCAGCGCCCCCGGCCGCTGTAATGGAGATAGACAGTGATGCTCACTTTTACAAGTTGCCGACACACCACCACCCACAAACGCACGTTTACATCTACAAGGCTTGCGTGCGTTAGACCAACCAAAATGTCGGCTTTGGTTGAAGCTTAGAACGGCGCGGCTGGCGCGTCGGTCTGTTTATTTGGTTGCGCTTGTTTGTTCAGGTGTGCCAACACTTTAGCGTCGGCGCGCATAAAAGGCCACCACTTTCGGCTTTGCAGCGCAGCAATCTCTGACGGCTGCGACTTAGTCCAGCGTGGTGAACTTGGGCGCTTGGGCGTACTCATAGTATCTGCCCCGCCCGCGTGAAGACTGTGAACTGCCTGACGCTGATGATGCGCTCGGACAGGGCCGCCACGTTACTGATGTCTTTGCCCTTCGCACGTTCGCGCTCGACCACCATCGTCTGGTTGTGCGACAGGGTAGCCGCTGCTTTCAAGTTAGGGTCGGTGGCGAAGATTGACGGGCGCGGGTTGTCGCGCCAGTGGAAGGGGCTGTCCGGGGGGCACTTGCATGTGTACGTATTCATTTCTTTTTCGTCTCCGGTTTGGGGCAGTGGGGAGGGGGCACGACGACACACCACACAGCAGCGAGGCGTCGGCCCGTCTTTTGCCATCTATCAATATACGCATCAGGGAACTTGTGCAGCATACGGTGAACGTGCGTGTTGTCAGTGCCGACGGCCTCCGCGATTTGGGCGACAGTCATCCCGTCGCTGTTTCGCAATAGCTCTCGCACAATGTTTTGTCTATGTCCCATAGCTCACAGCAAACCAAACGACAGCCCATGCGGCAGCAACAACAGACCAGAACTTGATATTGGGCCACAGGTCTTCAATCTCGGCGATCATCATGACAAACGGAATCGTGATCAGCATCAGGACTGCGGTGGCTAACAGGAAGATGATGATGGCGAGGGTCATTGAATTCTCCCCCGCATCGCCTCAATCTGCGCCCGTTGTTGATCCATCAGCGCATCACGTTGTTGGCATGCCTGCTCGTACATTGCGTAAAGCCGGTCAATACGATCTTGCGCCTCAAGTTTTGCCTCGCCGATCATGCCGATCAGGTGCTTGATCTCGTTGACTAGCGCCACGACAGTCTCTGGAGTAACCGGCACAATAGCACCGGGCATCAGCCATTCTTCTTTCATTCCCAATCCTCCTCATCGCCTTCCATATGGCTGCGAATCAAGTGGGCCTTGATCACCTCCAGCACCCCGAGCACGGACACAAGGGGTATGGATTCTTCGTAGCGGCCGATAACTTCCAATAGCTCGTCGGTTAACCCTTCGGCAAGTTTCAGCGGGGTCATTCCCAATCCTCCTCTTTCAGTTCTTCCAGACATTCGGCCCAGCCCAGCAGCATGTACCACGAATACACCTCGTTGCCTCGATTAAACGTGAAGTGCGCCATAGCCAAGTAATTAATAGCGGTTGACCACCAGCGGCTTCTTTCGTAGTCAGGGTGCATTGTTGTCTCCTCTTGCGCGGATGGCAGCGGCGCAGTCCTCGGCAGTCGCCTTCTGTAGTTCCAATTCAGGGCCAAATGGTTTCAGGTTTTCACACACCCGCGCACACGCCTCGCGCTCGGCGGCTACAGCATCCTCCATCGTCTTGATGTGCGCGTTAATATTCGCAATCTGCGGAGCGTTTAACATAATGATGCGCTCGCGCTCGGCTGCGGCGACAAGGGCGGCGAAATGGACAAGCTCAGTTACACCCCAACGCGCTGGCTCCACCCACTTGTCTCCTGTGCGTACAAGCCCAGTTTCCCGCGCCATCTTGACGATTTCATCTTGGGTCATGCCAATCCTCCGTGCATCGTCCACTCCCTCGCTTTCTCTGCCATAAACAATCCCTCAGCCCGGGTCATCTTGGATGAGCGAACAAATAGCTCGCCATCCTCGTCGTAGCCAAGGATAAAAACATCGGTCAGCCGACCCTCACGGCACATATCCAGCGCAGACAGCAGCGCCTGCTCCGGGGTGTAGTTCACGCTGGCGGGCAGCGAGATCACATTCTTGTTGTTCATCTCAGTACCCCCAGCGAATACGAAAGCACACCAGATACAGGTGCAGGACAAATTCGCTGCCACTACCGACGAACCCAATAGCGAAGCAGGGCCACTTGCGCGGCAAAAATTCGGTAGTCAGGTGTAGGCTCTTTCTCATGCGTTTTTCTCCTTGAGCTTGGCTTCGATGGCGCGGGCAAAATCAAGCGTGCAGTCTTGCCAGTTAAGGTCGCCAAAACAACTCCCTTCATTTCCTGTACTAGCGGTGTCCCAGACCTCCTCATCCGTCAGCCCCACCCACGGCTTGCTGATCGTGAAGTCTTTGCCCTCTTTCATGGCTGGCACTACACCAATCTTCATCTCACCATCGGTCTTGTATGCGGCGTAGGTCTGGAACTTGTACTCGGCCATGACTGTCTCGGGCTCCTCCCGCTCAGGCTGTAGGCTGCCCTTTGCAGGCACAACTTCCAACTTGCTTTCCCCAGCCACGCACTGGGCCTCCTCCCGCGCCAGCCGCTCGCGCAGGGCGGTAGATGCCACGCATACCGGGCAATCGCAGTTGTGCGGCTTTCGAGGCTCAATACAGTCAGCGGCCCAGTCCAGCGCCTCCAGCGCCTGCTGCATTAACTCGCGGTCGTTCATTTCACCCTCCGCATCGGCTCCCAGCGGCCTTCAGGAATCTTCTCGGGGGGTGGCGGGGTCATCGTGGCACTGGGTGGTGTCCACCCGTGCCTGCGCCACGTTGCCTGTACGTCAGCGCCTCGCGTTGGTTTGAAGCGCTCATTAAACACATGCACGCTCGGTTCTACTCGGGTCTGTTCTCGTTTCATTTTGTGTCTCCAAAAAACTTCTTGAGTTCATCGTAAAGCTGCTTGGCCTGCACCAACGTCAACTGGTTCAGGATGTCGTTGCCCGTGACCTGCGGCCTGACCGCAGGAGCAACCACCACAGGCTCCTCCACCATCGTCACGGGGAGCGGCGCAGCCTCAACAGTATCCACCACTTGGGTTCGGCGAGTGTACGTGCGCTTGGGTGCGGCGACAGCCTTCTTGCGGGGCTTCGGTTTGTCCTCAATCAACATACGCTTGCCGTCGCGCATGACCATCCGAAGATGTGCGCGGGGCATCAACTCAGCCAGCTTCTTCGTCACGACTGTCGAATAGGTCTTAAGCGGTGTGTACTCGGGAACCAGTGCACGCAGACAGTTGTAGTTGTCTCGGTGAAACATCTCCTGCTGCACCATCTGGCTGATCAGGGCGCTGACTGTCTTGCCGCTGAACCCCTTTGCCACAAGGTCGTTGGTGGCCTTTATACGGGAGATGCCGGGGTTGTCCCGCACGTAGTTGAACGTCTCGCGGGTGACGTTGTTGGTGGGCTTGAACGCGCTAGAGGGCACGGGGTGGGTGGTCTGCGTAGGTTGCACGGAAGTCTCCTGTGGTTGCGTGGTCTGCGTGGTTTGGGGGGTGGTCTGATCGGGTTCGTCGTCCCACTCGGAGGGAACCGAGTTTGTGCGCTCAATGGCTTGTTTCAAAGCGTCTTGCAAAGAAGGCATGATGAATGTTCCTTTTTGGTTGGAGAGTTGCTCTTTGAGTTGCTTAATCCACTGCACGACTTCGCGTTTGTTGTAGTAAGGCGTGCGGTGGTTGTGGTAAACCCCTTGCACAGGCTTGGGGGCTCCGGGGTACTGCGCCGCCCAGCGACCGAACCATTGCGGCGATACACCCGCCGCTTCGCAGCACTCTTTCAGGGTGTGCAAAGGTTCGTGCCGCTTGCCTGATGCCTTATCTGCTTTGCGGCGGCGCATCATGTCGGAGAGTGTTTCGTATCTCACATCGCGGTTCCTTTCTCAGAAAGAAAATTTGTCGAGGATGGCGTCCACGTTTTTCTTCACGTCGTCACGCACAGCCGCGTTCTTGCGCAGGTCGGCAGGGGTCACGCCGTTGAGAAGCTGCGACAGCGTCGAGCGCACGGACTCAAGCGCAGGGTCATTGGTCAGGTTCAACGCCTTGGTCATCTCGCACAACTCCAACGCGCCGTCAACCAGCGAGTCGAAGAACTTGCGCGGCTTAGCTTCCCCGGCCACGTAGTCGGTGGTCAGGCGGTCGGACATACGTGTGAGGTGGTCACCCAAGCGCTTGCGCACATCGGCGATGGCGTTCTCAACCCGCTCGTCTGCAAGTTGCTGGAGCTTGGCCTTGATGTCGTCCATGGCTGCGTTGCCCACGTCCACACGGAAGTCGCCAGCGGTGGGCACAGGCATGTAGTTCACCCGGAATGAGAACTTGGTCATGATCTCGTTCTGCGAGGGGTAGTCGTCGCGCCGGAACATATCGCCCAGTGCCAATGCTTGCGCCGTGATGAGCGAGGGGTAGATGGTCACGAAGCTGTGCACAAGGGCCTCGAACTCCTCCTCGAACTCGTTCATCTTGGATGCGAACTTCTCGAAGCTGCTGGTGGGCAACAGGCGCAGACCCGAGTCAGACCACGGCAGGGAGGTGTCGTACACGTATTGGCGTGCACGGGTGACCAGCTTCTGGATGACATCCAGTTCGTCGCGACCTGCCAGCAGGTGCTTGTTGACACGGGCTGCGTCCTTGGCCCCGGCCTTCTTGGCCGTGACGACCTCCTCGGTGGCGCTCTTGTCGAGTTTGCGGGCTGTCCAGACGGGAGCGTTGAACTCCACGAGCATGGCGCAGGTGTCGATGTTGTAACGGGCGTGGTTCAGTTGAGTCATGTTGGTTCTCCTTGAATGACGTTGAGTTGAAAAATTAAGTGCGGATACGCACCACTTTGCCGCGTTGCGGCATGAAGTCGTCGTTGTTGACGACACCCCACAGCACAGGCAACTCGGGCAGCTTGTAGCTGTCCTCGATGTACCCGTCGGTCAGCATGATGACTGCCTTGGGTTTGTACTGTTTGTCTGCAATGTGCTGGGCAACACACGACACAGTCGTGCCCCCGCCACCCTTGGGCGACATGAGGTCGGACAGCTTGTCGTAGTCGTCGGGCTGGAACTGCTGGTCACCAGCCACCTCGGTGTCCCACCACAGCACACGCACGCTCTCGGGCCGAGCGTGCTGGCATACACGAGCGATCTCGCCGAACACCACCGGGTAGTGCGGATGCATGGAGCCAGAGGTGTCGCAAGCGATGATGATCTCGCCCACGCTTTCGTCGAAGTGCGACGGCATGAGAAAGCCCGATGCCATCAGGCGCTTGTTGGGAGGCGAGAAGCGGGAGTTCTCATCGCCCCGGCACATGGTGCTGATGAAGTCAATGAGCGGCTCTTTCCAGTTGGTGTCACGATCTTGCATCGTGCCGAAGATGTCGCCGCCATTGCTCTTGTCACCGCGCAGCTTCTTGGACAGCAACTCGCCTTGGCGGTTGGCATCGTCGATCATCTTCTCCAGCGCCTCGCGCTCCTCGAAGGGCGTACCCTCGGGAGACAACTCGTGCGTGTCCATAGGCTGGCCACGGCCGTCGCCACTGTCGGGCTGCTCGTCATTGTCCTTGGCCTCGTCGAGCAAAGCCTTGAGCACCTGCGGGAAAGACATCCCCTTGAACTTGTCGTCCACGAGCGGCTTGACCTTGGTCGGGCGCTCGACAAACTTGAAGTCAGGGTCAAGCGCCTCGATGGTGAGGTTGATGACGTAGTCCGCAGCCATGTTGGCAAGTGCGCCGTGCTGCTTGAACAGGTCGCAGTAGAAGGGCAAGACGCAATGCTTGAACGCTACGTGGAAGTTCTCGTGCAGCACGAGGTAGCGCAACTGCTTGCGGTTGAAGTCGGTGGAGATGAACTCCGCGCCGTACAGCTTGTCCTTGCCGTTGGTGCACGCAGTAGGCAAGCCGGGCACGACCTCGGACTTGCCCATGGGGATCACGCCCGCAAGGCGGGCGAACTGGGGGTGGCGCATACAGTCGATGTTGACCGCTTGGATGCGCTGTGCGAGTGTGAGTTTGTCAAAGCTCATGGTTGGTTCTCCTTGGAGTTACTTGGTGCTAAAGAAGATTTTGTGGGCCGCCAGCATCTTGCCGAAGTTGCCCAGCGTCACGTAGATGCCAGTGCGCGAGGACTGCGCCACCGAGTTGCAGAAGATCGACTGCACCTCGGCCTTCATGCGCCACACGTAGTCCACGATCTTCTCTGCGTCGTCGCGGTTGTCACAGCGAGATACGAACTGGAAGATTTGCACAAGCTGTGCGGTGGGGTTGTCGCTGATAGGTGCGGTGGCAGGGTCATGCAGCACGCGGTCATAGGCGCAGATGTCACGGCCAAAGCGAATGAACGCGGCAAGGTTGGCCGCAGTCACAGCACCGACAGTGCCGACCAGCGCAGCCTCGATGGTGTCGTCGTCCAGCACGTTCAAGCTCTCGTGCAGGATGTCAGAGGCGGCCACAAGGGAGCGAGGCGTAGCGTAGGCAAGGGTTGTAGCGCGGGGGCTGAAGATCATGCCGTTGTCCTTGGATACGTCCTTGCCCTCGTGCTTGCCGCCCTTCTCGTAGTCAAGGAACGAGTCCATGACAGGCTCGTACTGGTCAACGAAGGCGATCACCATCGGGTGCACACCAGCGTCCACGGCCCACGCTTTCCACTCCTGTGCGGTGGGCTTGCGCATCTTGACGAAGACGAGGCGGTTACGCAGGTGGGCCTGAATGCTGTCGCCCAGACCCTCGACCGCTAGGTTGGTCGCGCAGAACACGACGGAGCCCTCGGGCATATGGTAGTTGCCAACGCGCCGCTCGTAGATGATCGGGGCCAGTACGTTCTTGATGAACTGCGGGGCCTTGGCGATCTCGTCGAGGAAGCACATGATCGGCTTGCTGTTGTTGACGCCAAGCTGGTTGTGCTTGCTGACACCGAAGCGCTCGTTGGGCAACTCGCGGGAGATGCCGTTCTCGCGGTCAAGGTCAGGCATCCACACCGAACCATCGGACAACTGCGTGCAGTCAATGGGGTCGACAGCGATGTGGTTGGCGAACTGGGGCATCCGCTTCAAGGCATGGAACAGCGCGGTCTTGCCGATGCCGTTCTCACCCTCGACGATGATGGTGCGCTTGTGCCCGACAGCAGCGATCAGGGACACGACTTGAGAGAAGGAAAGAAGTTTGGACATGGTTGATTTCTCCGTTGTTGAAAAGTGATTTTTGTTGGAACTCGCGGACGTTTTGTCCGCGACCTAGATGCAGTATAGCAATGTGTCTAGCGTTGGACAACTCCTTTCATTTGTTGGGATGTTGGGTGGTGATGTTGCTGCGCACAATGTCACCATTGCTGGGGAACTGTGGGTATTCGATGTACCCAGAGGTACTACTCAGACGGGTGGAGTTCTTGAGTTTGCTCCACAACGAGTTGATGAGAGTCTTCTCGTCGATGGGCTCGATGTCGCTGTAGCGGGCGTTGCTTATGTTCCTGTAGCTGATCAGCCCCGCAGCGAATGCGCGGTTGCTGGCGATCTTGTCAAAGCAAAGCTGGGCCTGCTCCATGAGGGTGTCCAGCGCTGCTTGCGGTGGGGGCAGGTCTTTCTCCAGCGCGTGCACGAGTTCCATGGAGTGCCTGTGCCACATGGACGCTTCCTCCACAGCGTTGAACACACCGGCCATGTAGAAGTCGAACTTCACGTCGGCTGCGAACTCGGGTATACGCATGGCAATGAGGGTGAGCATCCCATCGAGCGCGGCCTTGACCTTCTTGCGCGCCGCCTTGTCTGCGTCGCTGCTGACCTTGCGGAAGATGCGCGTGTGCCGTGAGCGCTCCACTATGAGCTTGCCAGACGGCGCGAACCACAGGTCAGTGGAGAAGTCCTCACCGGGCAGGGGCCGTGTGGACACCGGGGCCACCACTGTGCGCTCGTCAGTTGTCGTGCGTCGGTTGAGCCACTCGATGTTGGCCACGTCGCGCAGGAAGCCCTGCGAGGTCTGCGAGTAGTGGTTGATGTACTGACGGCGCTCGTTACCCTCAGCGTCGGGCTTGTGGAGGCGGGCCAGCGTGGTCTGGTACAGCACGAGGTCGTAGTAGGAGTCGTCGCCCGTGACCGAGCGCTCGATGCGGTAGTGGTGGCTGCGGGTGTCCTTGAGCGGGCGTTGAGACGCGTGCCACTTCTTGCTGCGAGGCGGCAGCTTGGTGCGCTCGAAGTAGTCGTGCGCCTTCTTGTAGCTGGACAGAAGCGGTAGAAGGTAGGTTTTACCTGAGTACATGGTTGGTTCTCCTTGGGTTGGTGGTTGGTGGTTGTGGATTAGATTTCGGTCTTGTTGTTACGCATGGCGATGAGCACGCGGTACTTGTCCAGCGCCTCGTCGGGGACAATCTTCACGCCTTGCGTGTGGGTGGCGGCATCGAAGGGCATGAAGCTGATGTCGTACTCCTGATTGCGCCCGTAAAAGCCATTGTTGTTGCCCCGGTACGTGGTCTCCATGGCCTCGCAGCCCGAGAGGAGTTTGTGCAGCTTTTCTATCTGCGCGGGGGAGAGCAGCAACTGCGTGCCGCCAATGTCGATCAAAAGTTTCATGGTCAGGGTCTCCAAACAAAAACGTCCAACAGGACGACGATGACAGCGGCTACGCAAACTACAGGGTAGAAACTCGCGGACAAACTGTCCGCAAGCCGTTGCCGCCACGAATACAGCCGAATCGGCTGGGGGAGAGAGGACTGATGAATGTTCCTCTTGGGCATGGTTACTCCTTCAGTTCGTCAGGCACATCCACCTCAACATCGGGACTATTCAACATGACGTAGTACCGCATCGCCGCAACAAGCGGCGTAGGGCCATGCATCTCGACAGGACGCGGGCCAGCGGCCCACCCATTTACTTCGTGATCCCCCAGCGGGTACAGCGCGATACCCTCCCGCTCAATGATCGGCCCACCCACCAGCCAGTTTGTGGAGTAGCTCGTGATGTATTGCGGGTAGATGGTGAACAGCTTTCGCTCAGCCTCCAACTTCGTCACCACCCAATCCAGCGCGGCCCCGGTCAGTTCAGATGTTTTCAGTTTCATGGTTGCTTTCTCCTAGTTGTGGGGGCCGAAGCCCCCGGTTGTTAAACGACGTTGTTGTTCAGCGCCTTCTTGAGGGCAGGCAGCAGGTAATCGCCGAGGTTGTCTTTGTTCAGGAAGTCGTTGGTCTCGGTGAACTGGTCGACGATGTGCTCGATGTCGCCCTCGTCATGGTGCTCGGTGTCGTTCGTGTGGTTCTCGATGGCGTCGCTGATCATCTCCTCGATGCGGCGCTCGGTCAGGTCGTTCCCACGCAGGGCCTCGGTCACCTTGTCGTCGATGTAGTCGTCGTTGAAGTGCTCCTCGTTGCGCTCGTGGTTGTATATCTTCTCGTCGGCAACCTCCTCGGCGATCTCCGATGCGATCTCCCGCATCTTCTGCTCGATGTCCGAGTCCAGCTTGGTCAGCGTCATGTTGTTGTCCACCATCGCTGCGAACTTGGCCTCCACCATGTGCTCAAGGTGCGGCTTGATGTACAGCAGCGCAGCGCTGAACAGGCTGTCGAACTTGGACAGCACGTCTGTCCACTCAGGGGTGGGAGCGGGAGCGGGAGCGGGAGCGGGAGCGGGAGCCGGGGTGGGCGCAGGGCTGGGAATCTCCGGGTTGACCGAGGGTTCGGGCACGATGAAGGCTGCCTCCATCAGGTTGATGATCTGCGCCGGGTCGGTGATGGCGGTGTAGCCATTGGCGTTTGGGTTGGTGTTTTCCATGGTTGGTTTCTCCTAAACAAGTTGCCCCGTGACCGACGGGGTGGCGGCTTGCGGACAAGTTGTCCGCGAGTTCTGGTTGTGTGGGTGTCAGGGGTTGTCCCACCAGTTGTCCGTGGTCTCGGGCGCTGGCTGTGTGGGTGGTGTGTCGGGTGGTGTGTCAGGTGGTGTGGGTGTTGTGTCGGGTTCGTCGACCACGAGGAAGAACCCCTTGCGCCCCTTTGTGCCTGACTTCTCCCACAACAAGGGGATGCGGCTGCGGTAGCCGGGCTCCATCCACTGGCCTCGGGCGTGCTGGGCCTTGAGTTGCGCCCGCTCGTCGTCCGTGAGGAGGTGATGCCACATGGCCTCGGCCACAGGTATGTCCTTCATTTTCTGGGCCAGCGTGCCATCCTCGATATACGCATCAAGGCGGCTGCGCGCCTTGTGCAGCAACGCTCGGCGGTCGAGGTAGTACGCCAGACTATCGTCGTCCATCTTGGATATCCTGTCCCCATCAGCGTCGATGAAGGCGAGGTTCTTCTTGAGCACCTTGGCCACAGTCTCCAGCGAGGTGGTGATGCTGGCTTTGAGCGCGCTGACCAGCGTGGGGGCCATGCGTTTACCCGCCTTGCGCTTGGTGCGCCGCGCGAGGGAGAGTCGGCACACGTCGCACAGGTTGCTCGTGACGTAGTGCTGCGCGTCGGGGTTGCGCCCCATGCGTTTCTTCTGGGCGACTGTGGCAAGGGTGCGGAACACGGACAGGTGCTTCTCCTCGTAGCACGCCTTGCACACCTTGTTGTCAGGGTTCAGGGATTTTGGAAGCGGGCGCTTCTTGCCTGCCGGAGCCAACCAGCCGTGCGTCTGCGCCGCCTTGACCAGCAGCTTGTGCACTTTGTCGCCACGGAACTCGCGCACATCCCGCTCGTGGGCCAAGAGGTGCACTGCGGCCAGCGTGTCAGCGAAGGATTTGTAGCGCGGCGTGTCGGGCGAACCTGTCAGTCCTTTCTTAAGTTCCGCTTCTATTCGTATCAACGACCACGCCATGGCAAGCGCCCATGGGCGCGGCTTGAATTCGGGATACGTGAGTTTTTGCTCGGTCATACAGGGCTCCTTGGTTGATTCGACACGAATAGTACCCGAACAAGTACCAATGCGTCCAGTTGCGTCCACACCATACCCACCAATTCCGAGGCTAGGCGTCGGCTTGGAACCCGCATGGATGCTGGGCGCGCAAGGTTTTGACACCAATAAGAGGGCTTTTGCGCAACAACACACACGGGAAAGCCGTGTAGGAGAATCGCCCCATCAACCACACGAATATGTGCTCATACAAATATTTACTCCACCATCTATATATATAAGTATTTCTAAAAATATATATATATGTGTGTCGAAAGTGGACGGAGCGAGGATTCATGCGGGTTGCGGGGCTACGCTTAGCTTCGGAATTAGTGGGTATGCGCAGGACAGTGAAGTTCTCACAAAGAAGTTGCGGACAAGTTGTCCGCGAGTCAGCGAAAGAGTTTGCCCTGCTTGAGAGGGCGCACGGACTGCGTGTAGTCCAGCCACTCGTTGTCTCGGGCCTTGGCCTCGTCGAGGATGCGGCGCTTGTGGGCGTTGTCTGCTTGGATGCGGACGTAGTCCTCGCGTAGCTCTTTGAGGCGGGCAAGCGAGGCGCTTTTGATGGTGCTGTGGATGGCGTAGCGGTTGGTCTTGGACATGGTTGGTTCTCCGGGTTAGATGAAGAAGACGGACAGGGTGAGGACGAGCCAGATGAGGCAGGCGAAGGCGGCGATGGTTTTCATGCTGCCCCCTTGAGGCTTGCGAGGGACAGTGTGACTGTCGCCGTGCCCCACACGACAGCGCCGAGGTAAATCCACATACCCTGTGGGATGAGTGCTGTCAGGCCAAGGATTAGCCCGGCAGTGCCGAGGATTGCGGTGATGCAAAGATACAGGTTACGCATGGTGGTTACTCCGGTTAGAAGGGAAGAAGTTGGGTCTTGGTCAGCACCACGCACCAGCCTTCGGTGGCTGCGGTGGCCCGAGCGTGAGTCTCGGCATCCCTCGGGGTGAGGGCGTGCACATCGGTGCGGACGACGAACTCACGCCCGTTGTCCCAGACTTGCAGGAAGACGCGATAGGTTTTCATGGGTAGCTCCTTAGAAGTTGGGGTTGTAGCGTTGCATGAGGGTTGCGCCGTCCCACATCTCGACAGGGAAGCCGAGCTTGGTTAGGGCGGCGAACAGCACGATGGCATCGCCTTGGCTCTGGCACTCGTAGGTGCGGTCGGTGAACATATGGCGCAGGATGATGGTGGGTTTCATGGGTGGCTCCTTTGGACAAGAAACGAAACAGCGGCCGGGCCTCGCAGCCACGACCGCCGGGGAAAACTCGCGGACAAGTTGTCCGCAAGTCGTTGGTGAGAAGTACAAGGCTTAGGCGATCTTGGCCTTGAACGAGCGCTTCTCAGCAGCGCTCAGCTTCTCGAATGCAGCCACCAGCTTCTCCACGGCTGACTGCGCGTGCTTGCGACCAGTGGCTTTGGGCAAGTCCGCGCTGGGGTAGCAGATAGCCAGCACGCGATTGACGGCACGCTCGGCTGCGCTGTCGCGTCGTGTGTAGGTGAGGCCGCGCTGACCCTGCTTGAGGCCCGTGTCCGCGTACTTGGCGATAGCCCAGGCCATCGCGTAGGGCCGTGCCTCCGCACGGCTGGCCAGCCCCGCCTTCAGTAAGGCGTCAGCGAAACTGGCGGACGATCCGTCCGCAAGATCGAACGTGGGTGCAGAGGCGGCGAGGACGGCAGGGTTGATGCCGAGCAGTTTGTTGATGTGCATGGTTGGTTCTCCAAAAGAAAACCCGGCAACTGGCCGGGCGACAGATCGGCGAGACAACCCCAACCGATGCCTCTAGTATACCACAGTGGCTTTCAGAGAACCCTTGACATGGGGTTGTTTTGGCTAGGCGACGACCCCACCGGTGGGTGGGAACCCCTTTTTGGCGGTGGGGCTGCGATACGGCAAGAACACTAATCCTCAACCACACACCACATTTTGTAAAACCCGAGACATCGCAGCAAAATCCCAGACAACACTGTGTAGCACAAATTAGCTACACTTCTATCCGCAGCCCAACACACCGGCCCCCAAAAATTTTTTAAAAAATTTGGAAAAACCCGTGTCAAACAGCGCCAAGAAAAAAGCCCCCGGGGTGAGCCGGGGGCCAAGAACAACGGAGATAGCAAGACGACCCCTTGCAAGGCCGCCGTGTAACAGTGTACATTCCGCTCAACGAGGTTACAAGGCATACCGCCTACCTACGCGATAAATGCTGGAACACTTGGTGCACTTTAATCCGGAAGTATCACCGCCCGGAAACTACACGCCCCTCGACGAAGTGGGGCCGGACGACCTGTTGGCGGCCAAAGTAGCCACCACGAGTTGGCTCGAAGAGATCGGCGCACCGCCGGACGACGAAATCGAGGCTGAGGTTGAGAAGGCCCACGCCAGAAAAGCCTTCGGTGCGCTGTCTGTAAATGTGGATTCGTTGGAAGCGAAAGCGGCCATCGCCGCCCTGAAAACCCCCGAGGCTGTGCGCCACCTGACTGGCATGCTGTCCGCATACGACTGGGAGTTCATCGAGCAGGCCAAGGAACTGCGCGGGTACACGGTGGCCAAGTTGGTCGAGGAGACGACCAATACCAACGCCAACATCCGCCTCAAAGCGCTGGCCCTGCTGGGCAAAGTCACGGAGGTCGGGCTCTTTACGGAAAAGATTGAAGTGAAGAACGCCCCGGCATCGGATGCCGAGCTGGACGCCCGGATCAAGGAGAAGTTGGGCAAGTTCATGGGCGTGGTGGATGTCATGGACATCAGTAAGCAGGAAGCGCAGGACATCGTCCTCTCGGAAATCCCCGATGAGGGCTCCAAAGAGTGACCAGCCTGACCAAGCTGGAGCTTGAAGCCTTGCAAAAGGCCCTGCCGCATATGAATGCGCAGGAGAAGGCTGAACTGCTCCAAGACTTGGAAGAGCGCGAGAGACGAACACGCCTTGCGGCGGCCAACGACAACATGCTGGGCTTTGCCAAGGCGGTGTACCCGGGCTTTAAGGTCGGCCCCCACCACAAGAAGCTGGCAAAAATCTTCACGGACGTGATCGAGGGCAAGAAAAAGCGGGTGATCATCAACATCGCGCCGCGTATGGGCAAGTCCGAATTCAGCTCCTACCTGTTCCCCGCCTATTTTCTAGGTAAATACCCTAATAAGAAGATCATCATGGGCACGCACACCGCGAGCCTGTCCGAGGACTTTGGCCGAAGAATACGAAATTTAATTGATAGTGAAGAGTACAGGGAAATCTTCCCTGCCACAGTCGTGGCGGACGACCAGAAAGCTGCGGGCAAGTGGAGTACTAGTGTAGGCGGGCAGTATTACGCCGCAGGCGTAGGCGGTGCCCTAGCAGGACGCGGTGCAGACTTGTTCGTCATCGATGACCCCCATTCAGAACAAGATGTGAAGGTCAACTCGCGCCTGTCTTTCGACACCGCATGGTCGTGGTTCCAGACGGGGCCCTTGCAGCGTCTGATGCCGGGCGGCGCGATCATTATCATCATGACGCGCTGGTCCCTCTTGGACCTCACAGGGCGGCTGATCGACTACCAGATCAAGAATCCGGAGAGTATTCCGTGGGAGATCGTGGAGCTGCCAGCAATTCTTGAATCTGCAAGCGATGATGGCACCACCATCGAGAAAAGCCTGTGGCCAGAGCAGTGGCCCATCGAGTCTCTCAAAGCCACCCGCGCATCGCTGGACCCCCGGTACTGGAACGCCCAGTACATGCAGCAGCCGACCTCCGAGAGCAGCGCTTTGGTGAGCAGGAAGTCGTGGCGCATCTGGGACAGGGAAGACCCGCCGCCGTGCGACTACGTGATCCAGTCATGGGACACGGCGTTCGAAGCCAAAACCAGCGCTGACTACAGCGCCTGTACAACGTGGGGCGTTTGGTACAACGAGGAGGAGGGCAACAGCCCCCAGCTAATCCTGTTGGACGCGTTTAAGGCCCGGATGACGTTCCCGGAGCTTAAAGAGGTGGCGCTTAAGCACTACAAGGAGTGGACGCCAGATGCGTTCATTGTGGAAAAGAAGGCCGCCGGTGCGCCGCTGATCCAAGAGCTGCGCCAGATGGGCATCCCCGTTCAAGAATTTACGCCCAGTCGGGGAAATGACAAAATGGTGCGCCTGAACGCCGTGGCAGACTTGTTCTCCTCCGGCAAAGTGTGGGCACCGGACACGCGCTGGGCGCGTGAAGTGATCGAGGAGGTGGCGGCGTTTCCTGTGGGTGAGCACGACGACTACGTGGACACGACAACGCAGGCGCTGCTGCGCTACCGGCAGGGCGGGTTTATCAGTTTGGATACCGATGAGCCCGAGGATCGTCTCTTTCAGCGCCGCCGGGCGGCGTACTACTGAGGAATTTCAGATATGGCCACGAATATCGACAAGGCGCTGTTCCAATCCCCCCAAGGCATCGCCGACGCGGCTGAGGCTGAAGAACCGATTGAGATCGAGATCATTGATCCCGAACAAGTCAACATCAAAGCCGGTCCGCTGGAGATTGAGATTGAGAAGGCTGAGCCTTCCATCGAGGACTTCGACGCCAACCTCGCGGAGTTTTTGCCCGAGGGCGAGATTACGACGATGGTCTCCGAGCTTGCCTCGGACATCGACAACGACCGCAGTTCGCGCAAGGAGTGGGAGAAGGCATACGTCACGGGGCTGAAGCTGCTGGGCCTACAGATAGAAGAGCGCACGGAGCCGTGGGACGGGGCGTCGGGGGTGTTTCACCCGATGCTCACGGAGGCAATCGTCAAGTTCCAGAGCGAGACGATCACGGAGACATTCCCTGCGCAGGGGCCCGTGCGCACGAAAATCATTGGTAAGCAGACTCCGCAGAAGCAGGATGTGGCCGTCCGTGTGCAGGACGACATGAACTACCAGTTGACGGAGAAGATGCACGAGTTCCGCCCGGAGCACGAGCGCATGCTGTGGTCGCTGCCAGCCACGGGTAGTGCGTTCAAGAAGGTGTATTTCGATCCGAACCTCGGGCGTCAGGTCAGTATTTTTATTCCTGCGGAAGACATTCTGCTGCCGTACGGCACTTCGGACATCCAGACTTGCTACCGCGTATCGCACCAGATGCGCAAGACCAAGGATGAGATCAAGAAGCTTCAGATGCAGGGCTTTTACTGCGAGGCCGATATTGGTGAGCCGGACAAGGCGATTGACGAGATCAACAAAGCCAAGGACAAAGAGACTGGCTTTACGGACATCAACGACGACCGTTTCCACCTAATCGAAACCCACGCCGACCTGTGCATCAAGAGCGACCCGCTGTGCGTGCGCGATGAAGATGGCGAGCCCGCAGGCATCACACTGCCGTACGTGGTGACGTTCATCCGGGGCACGAACACCGTGATGGCCATCCGCAGGAACTGGAACGAGGACGACGAGCTACATCTGAAGCGCCAGCACTTCGTTCACTACCAGTACATCCCCGGCTTCGGCGCATACGGCTTCGGTCTGTTCCATCTGATTGGGGGCTTTGCCAACTCCGCAACCTCTTTGATGAGGCAACTGATTGACGCAGGCACGCTGTCGAACCTGCCGGGTGGACTGAAAAGCAGAGGGTTGAGGATTAAAGGCGACGACACGCCGATTGCCCCCGGTGAATTTAGAGATGTCGACATCGGCTCCGGCGCGCTGCGCGACAACATCCTGCCCCTGCCGTACAAGGAGCCGTCGGCCACCCTCTATAACCTGCTCAATACGGTCGTTGAAGAGGGTCGTCGGTTCGCAGCAACTGCGGACATGAAGGTGGCAGACATGTCCGCGCAGGCACCGGTGGGCACGACGCTGGCCCTGCTAGAGCGCCAGCTTAAGGTTCTCACCGCAGTGCAGGCGCGGGTGCACTACGCGCTCAAGCAAGAGCTTCAACTGCTCAAGAACATCATCCGTGACTACACGGACGACGAGTACACCTACGAGCCGGACACCACGGACGACGCACCGCGTCGGGTCAAGAAGTCTGACTACGACATAGTGGAGGTGATCCCGGTCTCCGACCCCAATGCGGCCACGCTCAGCCAGCGACTGGTTCAATACCAAGCCGTAATTCAGCTTTCGCAGACCGCGCCGGACATCTACAACCTGCCGCAGTTGCACCGAGGGATGCTGGAGGTGTTGGGGATCAAGAACGCCGACAAACTGGTGCCGTTGCCCGAGGATCAGAAACCGAAAGACCCCGTGGCCGAGAACATGGCTGCGCTCAAGGGTGAGCCGCTCAAGGCGTTCCAGTATCAGGACCACGAGTCGCACATCAAGGTGCACATGTCGGCCATGCAGGACCCGGTCATCATGCAGCTTGTTGGGCAGAACCCCCGCGCTCCGGTGATACAGGCAGCCATGATGGCGCACATCGCGGAGCACGTTGGGTTCGCGTATCGCCAGAAGATCGAGCAGCAACTGGGCATGCCCCTGCCGCCCGAGGACGAGAAGCTGCCGCCGCAGATGGAGTTGGCCCTGTCGCAGATGATGGCTCAGGCCGCGCAGCAGGTGCTCCAGCAAAACCAAGCGCAGGCGGCTCAGCAGCAAGCGCAGCAGCAAGCTCAAGACCCGGTGTTGCAGATGCAGCTCAAAGAACTTGCTATCCGCGAGCAGGAGGTGGCGCTCAAGGACAAGAAAATTCAGATCGATGCTGCTGCCAAAGCGGACGAGTTGGACCTCAAGGAGAAACAACTTCAGGTCGACGCCGCGTACAAGGCAGACAAGCTGGAGGCAGATCAGGAACGGGACGGTGTCCGCATGGGCATCGATATTGCAAAGAGTCGGCAACAGGCCGCATCACAAAGAAGGAGCCAACGTAACCAATGATCCAAGACTTCGCACGCGTACTGCGCGAGAAGATACGCACCGACATGCACAACTACGCCGATGATTTGGCGGGGGGTTCGTGTCGCTCTTTCGATGAATACAAAAAACTCTGCGGTGTGATCCAAGGTCTCGCCATCGCAGAGCGCCATCTCCTTGACCTTGCAGAGAAAGTTGAGCAATCCGATGAGTGAATCCGGTCTGATCCTGCCTGCGGGCATTACTTTGCCCAAAACCATTCAGCCCGTGGAGACGCCCGCCGAGGACGCATCTGCGGAGCAAAAGGCGACAGCACTGCCTGAGCCGACTGGTTGGAAGCTTTTGTGCGTGGTGCCTGACGTAAAAGACACGTTTGAGAACTCCAGCATCGTCAAGGCCGAGTCCTTCATGAAATCCGAAGAGCATGCGACGACAGTCCTCTTCGTTTTGAAAGTGGGCCCCGACGCATACAAGGACACCACCAAGTTCCCCGCCGGTGCGTGGTGCAAGGCTGGCGACTTCATTCTCGTTCGTACCTACTCGGGTACGCGATTCAAAATCTTTGGTAAGGAGTTCCGCCTTATCAACGATGACCAAGTGGACGCTGTTGTCCAAGACCCTCGCGGCTTGACCCGCGCTTAAAGGAGCCCCCATGTCAGGATACAAGTTCCCCGACGAGATGGAAGACGACGATAAGAAAATCGTCCAAGCCGACGAGTCGGGTACCGAAAACGAAGTCAAAGTTACTGCCGATTCGCAGGACGAAGTCGAAATTGAGATCGTCGACGACACCCCCGCGCAAGACCGTGGCCGCAAGCCGCTGGAGCGAGAAGTAACCGATCCGACTGAAGAAGAGATTGACGGGTACTCCGAAGGCGTTAAAAAGCGTATCAAGGAACTGACCCATGCGCGTCATGACGAGCGCCGGGCCAAGGAAGCGCTTTTGCGGGAAAAGCAGGAGCTTGAGCGTCTTACACAGCACATGGTTGAGGAGAACAAACGCCTCAAACAATACGTACAGACTGGCACTGAGCAGTACGTTGCGTCCCAAGTGCAGGTGGCAGAGTCTGAGCTTGATAAAGCCAAGCAACAACTGAAGGCAGCCACGGAGTCGTTTGATTCCGACGCCATCATCGCGGCCCAAGAGGCTATGATGGAAGCCAAGCTAAAGTTGCAGCAGACAAAAACTTTTAAGCCTGCCCCTTTACAAGAAGAACGTCCTGAGGTACAAATTCCTCAGAAATCGGCTCCCGAGCCGGAATTGGACCAAAAAACCCTGAACTGGCAGGCAAAAAACCAGTGGTTCGGTTCTCCGGGATACGAGGAACTTACCAGCTTCGCACTGGGGCTGCATCAAAAACTGGTGAATTCGGGGGTGGACCCCCGCGCAGATGAGTACTTCGAGAGGATCGACTCTCGCATGAAGGACAAGTTTCCCGAGGTCTTTGGGGAGCAACAGTCCAAGCCGCAATCCGGCGGTGGCTCCAAGAAGCCTACGACGGTTGTTGCACCGGCGTCTCGTTCGTCTGGTGCAAAGAAAATCCAGCTGACTCCCACGCAAATCGCGTTGGCGAAGAAGTTTGGGCTGACCCCGCAGCAATACGCTGCACAAGTAGCAAAATTGGAGCAATCGAATGGCTGAAACTATCAACCGGACCCCTCGTGACCTTGGTTCACGCGATAAAAATGCACGCTCGGTGTACACACCGCCCAGTGCACTTCCCGATCCGACGCCCGAGCCGGGCTACGTATATCGTTGGGTTGCGACCCACGTTCTTGGTGAGAGCCAGAATGTGAACGTGTCCAACAAGATGCGTGAAGGCTGGGAGCCGGTGAAGGCGGTAGACCATCCTGAACTGATGCTGCAAGGCAACGAAAAGACTGGAAACGTGGAGATTGGTGGCCTCATGCTTTGCAAGATGCCTGCCGAACGCGTGCGTTCCCGGGACGAGTACTACGCCAACCAGAACAGAGCGCAGATGGATTCTGTCGATAACAACTTCATGCGAAACAATGACCCGCGTATGCCGCTGTTTGCCGACCGCAAGTCGTCAGCCAGTCGCGGAGGCGGGTTCGGTTCTGGTACTAAGTAACTAGGAGTCCTTAAATGGCATCTACCAACACCCCCTACGGCCTACGAGCCGTAAACCGTAACGACGGCATGCCCTATGCTGGCGCTACGAGTCAGTTCCTGATTGATCCCGCAGGTCTGGCATCCAACATCTTCAACGGCCAAGTCGTTATCATTAACGCCAACGGCTATATCGCTCTGTCTACCGCTACCGGTGCAGACCTGACCACTAACAACCTCGGCGGCAATACCCTTGGCGCTTGGGGCGTGTTCGTGGGCTGCTCGTACATCAACGCGCAAGGTCAGCAGATTTACGGCCAGTACTACCCCTCCGGCACCACCGGCGTTGTTACTGCGTATGTCATCACCGACCCCAGCGTGACGTTCCAAGCTCAACTGGATGGCCAAGTTACCCAAGCCGCTCTCGGCGCGAACACCTTCTTCGCTGCCGCTCAGAGCACCAGCACGGGTTCTACCACCACCGGTAACTCGACTAGCGCTTTGGAGTCCACGGTTGTCACCACCGCTGCCGCGTTCAAGATCATCGGTTTCGCTTCCCCGCTGACCGATACCTACACTGAAGTGCTGGTGAAGTTCAACCCCGGCGCTCATGCCTACACCAACGCCGTCGGCATTTAAGGAGTAATTAAAAATGGCTATTTCTCGCGCACAGCTACTTAAAGAACTCCTGCCCGGCCTGAACGCGCTGTTTGGTATGGAATACGCCCGTTACGGCGAAGAGCACAAGGAAATCTACGAGACGGAGAAGTCCGAGCGTAGCTTCGAAGAGGAGACCAAACTCTCCGGCTTCGGCGCTGCCCCGGTCAAGAACGAAGGCTCGGCGATTGCCTATGACAACGCTCAGGAAGCCTTCACCGCTCGCTACACCCACGAGACCATCGCTCTGGGCTTCTCGATCACCGAGGAAGCGGTTGAAGACAACCTGTACGACAGCCTGTCTGCTCGCTACACCAAGGCTCTGGCTCGCGCCATGGCCTACACCAAGCAGGTTAAAGCCGCTTCCGTTCTGAACAACGGTTTCAACGGCTCCTACCCGGGCGGTGACGGTGTTTCGCTGTTTGGCGTGAACTCCAGTGCTGCCCGCGTGGGTCACCCGCTGGTTGGCGGTGGTCAGAACTACAACAGCCCCACGGTTGCTGTGGACCTGAACGAGACCGCGCTGGAAAACGCGACCATTCAGATCGCTGCTTGGACTGACGAGCGCGGCCTGCTGATCGCTGCTAAACCGGTCAAACTGGTGGTTCCCCCGAGCCTGATGTTCACGGCCAAGCGCCTGCTGGACACCGAACTGCGTGTTGCTACTGCGGATAACGACATCAACGCTATCAAGCAGATGGGCACCATTCCCGGTGGCTTCACCGTCAACCACTTCCTGACCGACGTGAACGCTTGGTTCATTTGCACCGACGTTCCCAACGGCATGAAGATGTTTGAGCGTGTGGCTCTGGCTACTTCCATGGACGGTGATTTCGACACCGGCAACGTGCGCTACAAGGCCCGCGAGCGTTATTCGTTCGGCTGGTCCGATCCCCTGGGCATGTGGGGTTCTGCTGGCGCTTAATTGCAGCCTGCAAAAACAGAAAAAGGGGCCTTGTGCCCCTTTTTCTTTTGCTGTATATTGGTTCTAACTCGGATTTTCCGGGGCGTCAGACTGACCGAGCAGACGACATGCAGACGGACGCCCTATAACTCGCATGTGAGGACATCATGGCCCAAACTCGCTTTACTGGTCCCGTTGTTTCCGACAACGGTTTTGTTGGTTCTGTCACTGGCAACGTCACGGGTAACGTGGTTGGCACAGTCACCGGCACCATCATTCTCCCCACCGCTACCGCTGCTAACCTTGGCGCGATTGCTAACGCAATCAACACCACTGGCAAAGTGACTGGCAAGACGGTTGTGGACATCGCTACGGGCGTGATCTATACCGCTTCTGGCGCAACCGCTGGTTCTGTCTGGTACGGCTCGGACGCGACCACCGTCACCCCGTCCTGATAGGAGGCCGACATGGCCATGCAATACGACGTTAAGGCCGCGTATACGGCGTCTGACGCGGCGATGGTTGCGTACCCGGTGCGTGTGAAGGGGGCGTATGTCTCCGTTACCACTGGCGGCGCTAACCCTGTTGTCTTGTACGACAACGCTTCTGCTGCGTCCGGAAATGTGCTGCTGCGTATTGGCGTGACTGCCGCTGGGTGCCACACGGTGGTGATCCCCGGCGAAGGCATTCGTGCTGACAACGGGGTGTTCTGCGACACGGGTGATGCCGCCGCAGTCACGATCTTCTATGGCTAAGACACCAGCATGGCAGCGCAAAGAGGGCAAGTCGGAGAAGGGCGGCCTCAACGCGAAGGGCCGTGCGTCTTACAACAAAGCCAACCCCGGGAAACCCGGGTTGAAAGCTCCGCAACCAGAGGGCGGGTCAAGGCGCGACTCCTTCTGCGCTCGGATGAGTGGCATGAAGAAGAAGCTAACCTCGGCGAAGACCGCGAACGACCCAAACTCCCGGATTAACAAGTCGCTGCGTGCGTGGAAGTGTTGACATGGCTGATACGGAATTAACTGACCGCGAGCGCTTGATTGCCAAAGAAGCAGCAAAGCTTGCGCTTGAGGAACTCTCCGGTGAGTTCTACAAGAAGGTGGGCAAGACTATTGTTGAGAAGCTGCTGATCTGGGTCGGCATGCTGGTTGTTGGCTTTGTGTTGGGCAAAGGCTGGATCGTTAAGGTCTGATATGCCCAGCAGCAGTAAGAAGCAGCACAACTTCATGGCGGCGGTGGCCAAGAACCCCGCGTTTGCCAAAAAGGCCGGAGTTCCCGCGAGTGTGGGACAAGATTTCCTCAACGCGGACAAGGGCCGCAAGTTTAAAGAAGGTGGCGATATGAAAGAGTCCAAGAAGATGATCGGTCAAGAACTGGCCTTCATGAAAAAGAAGGGCGCTCCCAAGTCCATGATTAAACATGAGAGGGGCGAGATGAAGATGGCCAAGGGTGGCGGCATTGAGTCCAAAGGCAAGACCAAGGGCAAGATGATCACCATGAAGCGCGGCGGCAAAGCCTGCTAATTTAGGAGGTCGACATGGCAAGAAGTGAATTTGGCAACGCGTTTGCCGCAGCTCGTAAATCGGGGCTGAAGACCTTTGAGTTCAAAGGTAAGAAGTACACGACTGAACTGGCAAAGCCTAAAAGAGCCGCTGCGACTGCTGAATTGGGGTCGGAAATGGGGCAGAAAATGACCCCTGATGAGTCCGCTCGGGCCATGCGTAGGTTTGGTAACCCTCCCGGTTCGGAGAGCCGAGTTGGTACAGAAACGCCTCAAGAAGAAACTTCCGACATGACCTACAGGAAGCGTGGCGGCCAAGTCAAGAAGATGGCGTCTGGCGGTTCGGCTTCTTCTCGTGCGGATGGCTGCATCACCAAAGGCCACACTCGCGGGAAGATGGTGTAACCATGCGAGCCAGCCGTGGTATGGGGGCCATCAACCCCTCCAAAATGCCGGGGGCTAAGAAAAAGCCCCGGCGGGATGACACCGACTTCACTCAGTACGCTGAGGGAGGGAAGGTAAACGCGGCTGGCAATTACACCAAACCCGGTCTGCGCAAGCGGATCGTGTCGCAGGTGAAGGCTGCTGCTACCCACGGCACCGGCGCAGGTCAATGGAGCGCGAGAAAAAGCCAATTGGTAGCGAAAAAATATAAAGCTGCCGGTGGTGGGTATCGTGACTGAAGCGCTAAAGACCTGTACAGATTGCGGCGAAACAAAGCCGCTGTCCGCGTTTCGAAGCCGTGGTGGGCAGATGGCGCATCTGTACAAAAGTCACTGCAACACGTGCCTGTACAAGAGGCACAAGGCGTGGGCTGAAAGCAACCAGCACCGAGTGTCGGAGTATCGTGAAAAAGACCCGTGGACTTTAGCTAAGCGGTGTTCTCGTCGTGGCATCACTCCGGAACAGCTTGTAGATTGTTATGAACGGCAGGAAGGCTGCTGCGCCATCTGCAAATGTGAGGTGGCTTTGATCAACAGCGCTATCGACCACAATCACAATACGGGCGAATTCCGGGGAGTTCTGTGTAAACAGTGCAATCGTGCGCTTGGAATGTTTAAAGACAGCCCCGCCATCTTGCGTAACGCCGTAGAATATCTTGAGGATTTTGGGAGTTACGGCGATGGCACTTAAAGCCCCGCAGCAGTCATTGAAGGCTTGGGGCGACCAGAAGTGGAGGACCAAAAGTGGCAAACCGTCTAGTAAAACTGGTGAGCGATACCTTCCAGAAGCTGCGATCAAAAGCCTCAGCTCTGCTGAGTACGCTGCAACAACGCGTGCGAAGCGTGCGGGCAAAGCTGCCGGGAAGCAATTCGTAAAGCAACCCAAGGGCATAGCTAAGAAAACAGCAGGGTTTCGATAATGGCAACCTCCGGCACCTCCAACTTCAACTTAGACCTCTCCGAGATTGTCGAAGAGGCGTTTGAGCGTTGCGGCTCGGAGATGCGCACGGGCTACGATTTGCGGACTGCCCGCCGCAGTTTGAATTTGTTGTTCGCCGACTGGGCCAACCGGGGCGTGAACATGTGGACGTTCGAGCAGGGCTCGATTGCGCTGACCGCTGGCACGGCCACGTATCTGCTGCCTACCGACACGGTCGACCTTCTTGAGCACGTCATTCGCACGGGGGCCGGAAGCGCGGCCACGCAGGCAGACCTGACCATCACGCGTATTAGTGTTTCTACCTACGCCACGATCCCCAACAAGCTTCAACAAGGCCGCCCCATCCAAGTGTGGATTGAGCGCCTGAATACCCCACAGATCACGGTCTGGCCTGTGCCGGACGATTCGCAGCCCTACACGTTTGTGTACTGGCGTCTGCGGCGTATTCAGGATGCGGGCAACGGCGTCAACACGATGGACATGCCGTTCCGATTCATTCCGTGCATGGTTGCCGGGCTGGCGTACTACCTGTCGATGAAGGTCCCCGGTGCGGAAAGCCGCATGACTACCCTGAAAGCTCAGTACGACGAAGCGTGGGAGCTTGCTGCCACGGAAGACCGCGAAAAAGCGGCGGTGCGGTTTGTTCCGCGCAAATACTACTTGGGTAGCGGCACTTAAATGGCCAATCGGTTTGCCTCCGGTAAAAACGCCATCGCCATGTGCGACCGGTGTGGGCAGCGCTTTAAGCTCAGCGAACTTAAAACTGAGATTGTTAAAACTAAAAGGTACCAGCTTCTTGTCTGCCCGCCGTGCTGGGACCCCGACCAGCCGCAGTTGCAGTTGGGCATGTATCCTGTGGACGACCCGCAGGCGCTGCGCAACCCTCGCCCGGACAGCACGTATCGTGTGGCGGGTACCGGGCCGGACGGCACCCTGACCGGCGGTAGCCGGATAATTCAATGGGGATGGAACCCGGTTGGCGGAAGCAGATTTTTTGATGCCACACTGACGCCGAATAACTTGGTTTCGTCAGTACAAATTGGTACAGTAGTAGTTGTCACGACGTAAGGAGTCGATCATGGACGCGATGAAGAAAGTGGCTAAGGCCGAAGTCAAGGCCCACGAGAAGCGCATGCACGGCGCTAAAGGTATGCGCGCTGGCGGTAAGACCAACGCCGACATGCTCAAGTATGGGCGCAACATGGCCAAGGTCATGAACCAGCGCAGCCCCGGTCGTAAAGGAGCCTGAGATGGCCACCTATAAAAACCCGAAGTACACCCCGCTGGAACCTGCGGGCACGATGCCGGTTAAAGAAGCTCTGCGGGCAAATCAATCGCTGGCCAACGAGCGCTCCAACCCCTATCCCGAGACCAAGACCAGCGGTATCAAAATCCGTGGTACCGGTGCGGCTACCAAAGGCGTGATGGCTCGCGGCCCGATGGCTTGAGGACGGCATGAACTACACCGCGTTGGTCACTGCGATTCAGGACTACACTGAGAACACGTTTGATTACGGGTCCAACCCGTCAATCATCAACACGTTCATTCAGCAGGCCGAGCAGCGCATCTACAACACGGTGCAGTTTCCGTCGCTTCGCAAGAACGTGACGGGCATTACCACGGCGTCCAACAAGTACCTCTCGGCTCCCACCGACTTCCTGTCGGTGTATTCGCTGGCGGTGATCGACGGCACGGGCAACTACGAGTACCTGCTCAACAAGGACGTGAACTTCATCCGGCAGGCGTACCCGAACCCCAGCAGTGTGGGCATTCCCAAGTACTACGCGCTGTTTGGCCCCACGACCACGGGCGGAGCCAACCCGGTGCTGACGGACGAGTTGTCGTTCATTCTGGGGCCGACCCCGGATACGCAGTACACAGTGGAGCTTCACTACTTCTTCTATCCGGAGTCCATCACGGTGGCTGGGGACGGGCAGACTTGGCTGGGCGACAACTTTGACTCGGTGCTGCTGTACGGCTCGCTGGTTGAGGCGTACACGTACATGAAGGGTGAGCAGGATATGATGGCCCTGTACGACGGCAAGTACAAGGAAGCGCTGGCGCTGGCCTCGCGTCTGGGTGATGGTCTGGAGCGCAGCGATGCGTATCGCAGCGGACAGGCGCGTGTTGCACCTCTGCCGCAGAATAACGGGGTCCGGTAATGGCGTTTACGGGCAACGTTACTTGCAACGTTTTCAAGCAAGGCTTGCTAAAAGGCGACTTCGACTTTGACTCGGACACCTTTTATTTGGCCCTGTACACGAACGCGGCAACGCTGGACGCCAACACCACTGAGTACACAACGACTGGTGAAGTTGTTGCATCCGGGTACACCGCTGGCGGTCTGCCTTTGACAGTTACAACGACTCCCGCGATTGGGGGCGACGTTGCGTATATTTCGTTTGGGAACGTCTCGTGGTCGTCGTCTTTGACTGCGCGGGGCGCGTTGATCTACAAAGCTGGAGCCAACGGTGCTGTCTGCGTTCTGGACTTCGGTTCGGACAAAACCTCAACCAATTCTTTCACTGTGCAGATGCCCGCTAACACCAGCACGTCTGCTTTAATTCGGCTTGTTTAAGGAGCAACCATGTTCAACGAAAAAGTTAAAGCTGGCGGCGTGTTCACTGTGCAGTGTCACGACCAAGACGGCAACCTCAAGTGGCAAGCTGAGAAGCACAACCTCGTGGTCAACGTCGGCCTCAAGGACATGAACGACAAGTACTTCACCGGCAGTGGTTACACCGCTGCTTGGTACATCGGTCTGTACGGCGCTGCTTCTTCCAACAACCCGGCTGCTGGCGACACCATGTCTTCTCACGGCGGCTGGACTGAAGTTACCGACTACAGCCAAGCTACTCGCCCCGCTGCTACGTTCGCTGCGGCTACCACCGCTGACCCGTCTGTGATCACGAACTCGGCTTCCCCGGCTACGTTTAGCATCAACGGCACGACCACTGTGGGCGGCGCGTTCTTGACCAGCGATAACACCAAGGGTGGCACGACCGGCATTTTGTTCTCGGCCTCGGACTTCCAGTCTCCCGGCGACCGCTCGGTGGTCAACGGCGATACGCTGACCGTCACCTACACCTTCAGCCTCGACGCTGCTTAAGGAGGCCACATGGCTACCGCTTTCAAAAAGGGCGACGTTGTGAAGCTGGCCAGCGTGGTGCCGCAAGGCCCTGTGTTGGCTTTGCGAATGGACGACAGCGGCATCATCCAGTACCTCGTGGAGTGGGTGGATGCCAACGGTGTCACGCAACAACGCTGGTTCGACGAAGACAAACTGACGGGGGCTTAATATGGCCTTCGTCCTTGCGGACCGCGTCCGCGAGACTACGACAAGTACCGGCACCACTGCGGTGACGCTGGCGGGAGCCGTCACGGGGTTTCAGACCTTCGCGGCAATCGGCAACGCCAACATCACCTACTACACCATCGCAGGGCAAGGCACCTCCGAATGGGAGGTGGGAATCGGTACGTACACGGCCTCGGGCACTACGCTGTCCCGGGACACGGTGTTGGCGTCGAGTAACTCTGGTTCGCTGGTGAACTTCTCCGCCGGTACCAAGGACGTGTTCTGTGACTACCCCGCTGGCCGCGCTGTCATCGGTGGCATGGGCTACATCGAGAACGCCGCCACCATCTCGGTGTCGTCCACCATCAACACGGGCAATAACGCCATCAGTGGTGGGCCTGTGACTGTGGACTCGGGCGTGACGGTGACTGTGCCCTCCGGGTCTACTTGGACGGTCGTCTGATGTTTGGCTTTTACGCGTTCTCCACTACCGCCATCTCTGCGCTGGCGGGGAACGTGTTCACGGCTGCGGTTATTGAGTCTGCCACTGCGTCGGATGCCAACGTCGCCCAGATTTCTGTACCGGCTTCTGTCTCGGAGCTTGCCTCTGGGGTAGATGCGGTTTCGGCGCGCATCACTTTTGGTACGGCGGTCTCGGAATCTGCCACGGGCAGCGACGCAGTTGCGGCTTTGGCGACGTTCGGTGGGGTGATTGCGGAGTCCGCTACCGGTAGCGAGACCGTGGCTGCTGCCGCGACGTTTGTGAGCGCGGTGGACGAGACTGCGACGGGTACGGATACGGTTTCTTCTACCCCGAACTACGCGGTGAGCGTAGCGGAGTCCGCCACTGGCAACGACTCGGTTCTGGCGGGCGCGGTGCTGACCTCCAACATTTCGGAGACTGCTCAAGGCACGGATTTCACCTTCACCCAGCACGCCGTGTTCAGTGTGGTAGACGAGGGGGCGACGGGCACGGATACGGTTGCTGCTGCGGCGACGTTCCCGGTGAGCGTGGCTGAATCTGCCCAAGGCAGCCAGACTAATTCTGCGGCTGCAAACTTTGCGGTTAGTTTTGTGGCAGGTGTGACGGCGCAGGACACAACTGCTTCGGTGCCCACCTACTCTGCGCAGATTGCGGAGACGGCTACTGGGTCGGACGCGACGGTTCCGAGCCTTGTCTATTTTGGCTTTGTGGACGAGACCGCAACAGGTACGGACGCTGCGGCGTCGCAGTTGATCCTCGGGGCTTCGGTGATTGAAGCAGCTACGGGTAGCGAGACCATGGCGGCAGCGGCTACGTTCCCGGCGGTTATTGACGAGAGCGCCCAAGCGGCGGAAGCCTTTACTGTGATTGCGGCGTTCGCTGCCCTGATCCAAGAGAACGTAAACGCAGCGGACCAGATCATGGCCCGTCTGAAGTGGGAATTGATTGCGGACGCGCAGTCTGCCGGATGGACAGTAATTGATGACACGGGGCCTTCCTCGTGGCAAAATGTTTCAACTTCGGCTGACGCTGGCTGGCGCAATATAGACACCAAGGAGCCTTAAATGCCATCCGCATATACCTCGCTGCTCGGGTTCGTGCAGCCCGTCACCGGGGAGTTAAACAACACTTGGGGCAACGCCGTCAACAATCAGTTAACGCAACTGGTTGAAGATTCGATTGCCGCTACGTCCACTGCGGACGTGACGGCTGGCAACTGGACCCTGTCCACCACTGCTGGCGGTGCGGCCAACGAAGCCCGGACTGCCATTCTGATTGCTACCGGTACGCCCGGTACGGCTCGGATTGTCTACGCCCCCAAGTCCAGCAAGACCTACGTGGTCATCAACAACAGCGACAGTACCCTGACGCTCAAGGGTGGCCCGGGGTCTCCGACCACGGGTATCGCGCTTGCCCCTGATAGCTCGGTGTTGGCTGCGTGGGACAGCGATGTGGGCGACTTCGTGAAGGTTGCCGGAGGCGGTGGCGGTGCCACGGGTGGTGGCGCGAACCAAGTGTTTTTTGAAAACGACCAGACAGTCACCAACGACTACACCATCCCCGGCAACAAGAACGCCGGTACGTTTGGCCCCATCACGGTGGACAGCGGCATTACGGTGACGGTGTCTTCGGGCGCTGTGTGGACGATTGTTTAAGGGGTAACCATGACGATAACAATTAACGGAACCACGGGGCTTGCTGGGGTTGACGGCTCCGCATCCACTCCTGCGGTGCAGGGTGGCGACACCAACACGGGCGTTTTCTTCCCCGCTGCTGACACGATTGCGTTTGCTGAAGGTGGTGCGGAGGTGGCGCGGTTTGATAGCTCGGGGAACTTGGGCATCGGGACGGGGTCGCCGCAACGCAAGTTGGACGTTACGGTTAGCGACACCACCACCGCTCAGGTCTATTTGCGTAACAATAACGCATCGTATGCCTCTGGTTTGATTGTTTACAACGCTGGTGGCGAAGCGTCCATGTTCAGGCACAACGGTGGTTCTGACACTTCTTACGCTGGCGCTAACTCCGTCAACATCGGGTCTATCACCAACAACGTGGTTGGGTTTATCCAAAACAACACCGAACGCGCCCGCATCGACAGCAGCGGGAATCTGCTGGTGGGGACGACTAGCCACTTTGACAGTGCTTATACGATGGCGCTCCAAGTACGGAGTTCGACTGGCGGTCTTGTCATTCGCCCCGGCGCTGACGGATACACCGCAATTAGTTTTCGCAACGCGGCGAATTCTCAAGTTGGCTCAATTTCCAACAGTTCGACCAACACTTCGTACAACACTTCCTCTGACTATCGGCTAAAGCATGACACTGCGCCGATGACCGGAGCACTTGCAAAAGTGGCGGCGCTTAAGCCCTGCACCTACAAGTGGAACGTGGACGACAGCGAAGGAGAGGGCTTCATTGCCCACGAACTGGCCGAGGTGTGCCCTCACGCCGTCACTGGCGAGAAAGACGCCGTGGATGCAGATGGCAAGCCTGTCTATCAAGGCATCGACACCAGCTTCCTTGTCGCCACGCTGACCGCAGCCATCCAAGAGCAACAAGCCCTCATCGCCGCGCTGCAAGCAGATGTCGCCGCGCTGAAAGGAGCACAAGCATGAGTTCCATCAAATTAACCCCCAACGCCTCCGGCACGGGCATCTTCACGGTGGCCGCACCGAACAGCAACACGGATCGCACGCTGACGCTGCCGGATAGCACCGGGACATTTTTGACCACGGGCACGGCTGGCGTGCCTGTGAATGGGCCTGCGTTCAGCGCATATCGCGCCAGCAACCAATCCATCAGCGCCGCAACTTATACCAAAATTCAGTTTGGGTCTGAAGATTTTGACACGGCCAGTTGTTATGACTCTTCAACAAACTATCGCTTCACGCCAAACGTGGCGGGATATTATCAAATTAGCTCAACTATTAGTATCTCTGCATACAGCAACCGCTATACGGCTTACCTGTATAAAAATGGCTCTTCTTTTTTAATCGGGCTGTCTAACACTGGAAACGGCACCAATACAGATAGCGTCGGGGTCTACGGGACTATTTATTTAAACGGATCGACTGACTACGTTGAAATTTATGTGCAGGGCAACAACGCGGTTACAGTTGAGGGAAGTTCTGGGCGAGAAACTTACTTTCAGGCTTTCCTTGCACGGAGCGCAACATGACCTTGTACGAAAAGATCAAAGCTCTGTACCCGGAACTCACTGACCGGGACTTCATGGACACCATCCGTCTGCAAAACGACAGCGATGGCCGTGGCGACTACATCGCCAAGTGGGAACACCCGACGCTGGCGCGTCCGACTGAGGAGCAACTGGCATGAGTACCGTCCGCGCATCAACCTACCAAGACGCTACCGGTGGCAGCAACGCTGTCTTCAGTGGCGTGGCCTCGCCGCCTAATAGCATGGGGTTCAGGAATCGGATTCTGAACGGAGGGATGGTTATTGACCAGAGGAATGCTGGGGCGAGTGTGACGCCTGCGACAGACACCTACACGCTGGATCGCTGGGGGTACGCAGCCAGCCAAGCAAGCAAATTCACGGTGCAGCAGAACGCCGCTTCTGTTACGCCTCCTGCGGGGTTCACCAACTACCTCGGTGCAACGGTTGCATCGGCGGTGACGATTGGCGCAGCAGATTTCTTTTGGATTCAGCAATTCATTGAAGGCTACAACATTGCCGATCTGGCGTGGGGCACCGCATCGGCGCAGTCGGTCACGCTGTCGTTCTGGGTTCGATCTTCCCTGACCGGCACGTTTGGCGGGGCGCTGCAAAACTCTGCAAACAACCGCTCGTATCCGTTTAGCTTCACGATCAGCGCGGCAAACACTTGGGAATACAAGACGGTCACCATCGCCGGTGACACGACGGGAACATGGCTGACGACGAACGGTAAAGGCATCCGTCTGAGCTTCGGTCTGGGTGTTGGCTCTGACCGGACTGGAACTGCTGGAGCATGGGCCGCCGCCAACTATGCTTCTGCAACGGGTGCGACCAGCGTGGTAGGAACAGCAGGCGCAACTTTCTACGTCACCGGCGTCCAGTTTGAAGCTGGCACTGTGGCCTCGCCGTTTGAGCGCAGGGACTACGGGCGGGAGTTGATTATGTGTCAGCGGTATTATGAAACTTGCACTGCGCTGAACACAAGGAATACTGGCGCTTCTTCAGCAGAAATACGCATTCCGTTTGTCTATAAGCAAGAAAAAAGAGCGTCTCCTACTGTTACGCCTACAACCGGATTGGCGACTGAGGTTGGAGTTAGTGCTGCCAATTTGTATAACACAACAGGAGCTAATGCTGTTTATAACACCGGCACTATCACTGTTTCTGCGGAGCTGTAAATGTACAAACTGACGGAATACGGCGATACCATTCAGCGCCTCGCTGACAACGCCTTCATCCCCTTCGACCCCGACAACGCCGACTACCAACAGTACCTCGCGTGGCTGGAGCAGGGCAACACGCCTCTACCGGCAGATGAGTAAACATGATCGATCCGATTACCGCGTTTGCGACCGCGCAGGCTGCGGTAGCGGGCATCCAAAAAGCCATCAAATTAGGCAAGGACATCAACGGCCTTGTCGGTGAGTTTGGTAGGTTTTTTGACGCGCGGGACGTGGTCCAAAAAGCTGCGAACGATGCGGGTAAATCGGGGAAGTCTGACACGGGCCGCGCGATGGAGATCGTGATGCAGGCCAACGCCCTGCGCGAGGCGGAAGAGGCGCTCAAACATCAGTTGGTCTACGGCGGTTACCCCGAGTTGTGGGAGATGATGCTCAAGGAGCGCATGAAGATCAAGCAGGCGCGCGAGAAGCAAGAACGCGAAGCCAAGATCGCACGCAAGAAGGTGGTGGCCGAACGCCTGTTGATGGCTCAAATCGTCGGCGGTGCAATCGCAGTCATCATCATCGGCACCATCATCATCTTCATCGTTAAGCAAGCGCTGTCGTGAGCGAAGAGAAGGTCAACCCCAACAGCCTGATCGAGAAGATTCTTGGTTACGTTGACTCGCCGTTTAAATTGTTTGCCATCATCTTGATGGCCGTGTTTGCCTTTGTCGGTTACTTTGTCTGGCAGAACCAGGCCTTCCTGATTGGTGCGTACAAGGAGCAGCAAAAGCTGCCCAGCATCGCCGAGGACCGGGTGGAGGATGCGGCAGCACATTTGTTCCGAAATACCGAGGCGGTGGTGGTCGCCATCTTTAAAGTGAACCCAATGTTTGGCACCCGCGTCTTATACCGGGCCTACACCAAGGACGGCAGGGATAAAACCCACGAGGGGTTGGATGTGGGCCTCTTCACCGCCAACGTAGCCAATAACCGGGATGTCGTGGCGCTGATGGCCAGCGAGATTCCCTGCGGCCCGTACAAGACCGCCCAGTCCGAGATTGGGTTATGGTATATGGAGAGGGGTATGACCTTTGGCTGCCGGATTAGCGTGCCGCCAGAGCAGGGTAAGTTCGTGGGTCAGATCACGGTGGGCTGGAAAGAGGAGCCGCCGGATGTGGATCAGTACCGGGTTCTTTTGCAGATCGCAGCAACTATGTTGGCAAGGAGTAAAAAGTAATGGATTGGCTTAAACAAATAGCTCCAACCATCGCTACGGCGCTGGGCGGACCCTTGGCCGGTATGGCCGTCTCGGCTATCTCCAAAGCCGTTGGTGTGGACGAGGACAAGGTCCAAGACCTGATCTCCAGCAACAAGATGACGCCCGATCAGATCGCGCAGGTCAAGCTGGCCGAGATCGAGTTAAAGCGCCAAGAGAATGAACTGGGCCTGAACTTTGAATCGTTGGCCGTGGATGACCGCAAATCCGCTCGTGAGATGCAGGCCACCACCCGCTCCATCGTGCCCCCCGTGCTGGCTGCAATCGTCACTATCGGGTTCTTCGGCATCATGGTGATGATGCTGCTGGGCAAGGTGGACTCCAACAACCCCGCCATCCTGATGATGCTGGGCTCCCTCGGTACCGCATGGACCGGGATCATTGCCTATTACTTTGGTTCTAGCGCAGGATCGCAGGCCAAGACTGATCTTCTTTCTAAAGCACCTGCAATCAAATGATGAGCCTCGCAAACACCCTCGCCAAACTCAAAATCAGCGCCGACTGGATCGAGCCTCTGGAAGAGGTTTTCCACCGCTACGAGATCAACACCCCAGCGCGGCAGGCTGCGTTCATCGGGCAGTGCGCCCATGAGAGCATGAACTTCAAGACGCTGGAAGAGAACCTGAACTACAGCGCCGAGGCCCTGATGAAGACTTGGCCGAGCCGGTTCCCGACGATGGAGATTGCCAAACAATACGCCCGCAACCCCGAGAAGATTGCCAACAAGGTCTACGGCGGGCGCATGGGCAACGGCACCGAAGAGACGGGGGATGGCTGGCTGTACCACGGGCGCGGGCTGATCCAGCTCACCGGCAAGGACAACTACACGCTGGCAGGGGATGCCCTGAATATGGACTTCATCCATTCGCCGGATTACGTGCTGGTCCCCAAGTACGCTGCCTTGACCGCCGGGTGGTACTGGAACAAGCGCCAGCTCAATAAAGAGGCTGATGCTAAAGACTACACGGGCATGACAAAAAAGATCAACGGCGGTACCATTGGGCTGGACGACCGGATTGCGCACATCCAGCATGCGCAGGCGGTGCTGACTGCATAAGGGCCACTCATGCCGCTCCAGAAAATTCTCTTCAAGCCCGGGGTCAACCGGGAGAACACGCGGTACACGACCGAAGGGGGTTGGTACGACTGCGAGAAGGTGCGCTTTCGTCAAGGCACGCCCGAGAAGATTGGTGGCTGGCAGCAGATTTCTCCGTACACCTTCCAAGGTGTGTGCCGCTCGCTGTGGACTTGGGGCACCGTAACCAACCCGACAGTGATCACGGGCGTGGGCACCAACAAGAAGTTCTATATCGAAGAAGGCGGTGCGTACAACGACATCACTCCTGCCCGCGACTACGAGGGGCCGCTGACCAATCCGTTTGCAGCATCGACGGGGTCCACCACAATCACGGTGACTGACACCGCGCACGGCTGCCAGACGGGGGACTTTGTAACGTTCCTTGGGGCGCAGGGCCTGAGCACGCAGACTTTTACGAGGTCCTCCGCTACGGACTTTGTCTTGTCTACGGCGCTTGCAGACAACACCCCGGTGCTGCTCTCCGTTTCTGCGGGCGGCGCTTTGCCGACCGGCTTGCTCACGGGGGTGCAGTATTTTGTGCAGGTGGTGGCGGGCACTACGATCAACTTCTCGAACGTGATTGACGGTGCGGCTATCAGCACCACCACTGCGGGTTCGGGCACGTTCTCGTTAGAAGTGAATCAAGGCATCACCTCGGCGGTGCTCAACCAGAACTTCGAAGTCACGCTCGTCAACGCCAACAGTTACACGATCCAGAGTCCAGTGGCTGCAACGGCTTACGACGTGGGCGGAGGCGGCACTTCCGTTTATGCCGTGTATGAGGTCCCCACGGGTAGCGAGATTGTTACGCCGCTCAGTGGCTGGGGCGCAGGCTCTTGGAGTTCGGGTCCGTGGGGTGTTGGCACTTCAACGCTGATCGGTGCGCGGCTTTGGTATCAGAACAATTTTGGTGAAGACCTCGTTTACGGTTACCGGGGCGGCGCGCTGTACTACTGGAACGCCAAGATTGGCGTCAGCCCCGGGGTCTTCACCGTGACGATTGCCTCTCCCGGGGTGGTGACGTTTTCCAGTTCGGAGTTGGTGGACGGCACAGCAGTGGTGCTGGAGACGACGGGCGCGCTGCCCACGGGCCTCACGGTGGGTGTGGTGTATTACGTTGTCAACGCGGTCAGCAACGTATGTAATCTGGCAGCTACGCCGGGCGGCACGCCCATCACTACTACTGGCACTCAGTCGGGCGTCCACTATGTGTCGCCTCGGGGGCTCCCGGTTGCGAGTCTGGCGGGGGCGTCCGATGTGCCGACGGCGGTCAACAATATGATCGTCTCGGATGTGAGTCGGTTCGTGATAGCAATGGGCTGCAATCCGCTGGGAGAGACTGAGATCGACCCAATGCTCATTCGCTGGACTGATCAGGAGTCGGTGGTGAACTGGACCCCGGCAGCAACCAATCAAGCAGGCGGCACGCGGCTGTCTCACGGCTCTGAGATTCGCACGGGTATCCAGTCTCGACAGGAGATTTTGGTGTACACCGACGCAGCGTTGTATTCGTTGCAATACCTCGGGCCTCCGTATGTCTGGGGTGCACAGCTTCTGGGTGACAACATCTCTATCGCCGGAGTGAATACGGCCATCGTTGCGTCCGGTATCACGTACTGGATGGGCGTGGACAAGTTTTACATGTACTCGGGGCGCGTGCAGACATTGCGATGCGACCTTCGCCAATACATTTATGGCGACATCAACCTCGACCAGCAGGATCAGTTTTTTGCCGGGACCAACGAAGGCTTCAATGAGGTCTGGTGGTTCTACTGCTCGTCTGGCTCCACTGTGGTGGACCGCTACGTGGTCTACAACTACGCTGAGGACATCTGGTACTACGGCACGATGGGGCGCACGGCATGGGTGGACTCGGGGCTAAACGCTTACCCGATGGCTGCGACCTACTCCAACAATCTCGTGTTTCACGAACTTGGTGTGGATGACAACGTCTCTGGGACACCCGTTGCGATTGATTCGTACATCACCTCGTCTCAGTTTGATATTGGCGACGGTCACGCATTTGGTTTTATTTGGCGTTTGATCCCAGACGTGACGTTCCGTGGCTCGACTGCGGCCAGTCCGCAAGTGTCGATGACGCTGCTGCCACTACAAAACTCAGGCTCTGGGTACAACAACCCGCCTTCTGTTGGCGGAACTGACAGCGCGGCTGTAGTGCGTAGCGCCACGGTTCCTGTCGAGCAATTTACGGGGCAGGTCTACATCCGGGTGCGCGGGCGGCAGATGTCGTTCAAAGTGGCGGGCAACCAGCTTGGCCTTCAGTGGCAGCTTGGCGCACCGCGTATCGACATCAAACCGGATGGCCGGAGGTAAAGCAGTATGGACAAAAAATACAAAGTTCAAGGCGCGTACTTTGTGCCCAACACGCCGCAGTACGAAGCTTTTGCAAAAGCTGTTTCCAAACGTCCCGACGCATGGACTGCCGCCGGTGGGGTGTACCTTCCTTCAGAAAAGGAAGTTACCGAACAGAACTACATTCGCGCCCGCCGTGCTAACCCCTTAAACAAGTTCGGGGCAAAAGACCGGATGGAGACCCAAGACTACGGGTACGACCGCGAGACCATGGCCAATCTTCTTGGAGCCTACAAAAAGGCCTCAGAAAAACACGGCGTGCAGATGCTGCACCCGGACGATCTAACTAACCTTGCGTTGGTTGAGGGCCGGTCGAACTTTGGCTACAACGAGTACAACGTCAACAACCGCAGAGCAGCCAAGATTGCACAAGACTTGGTAGCGCAGGGAATCGATCCGTATGCCGCAGGTTTTCCGGCGGCGATTGTTGATAAACAGATGCAGGCCAAGCGTCTGAATGTTCCGTTTTATCAAGTCTGGAACGGTGCAGGGCCCAAAGCCAAAGAGTACGCCAAGAAGATCGAAGAGCATCGGTACGCCGTGGAGGACCCGCGTAACAAGGATTTGCGGGACTTTATCCGTCAGACGGTCGGATACAAAGAACCTGCCGCTCAAGTGGCCATGGCAGCGCCCGAATTTAAACGCGGTGGGCCTGTCAGCATGCCTGAAAGTTACAGTTCCGGAAACTGGAAACTGATTTAACGGAAGCTGCTGATGACCCTGATCGTCACCTCTGAGTTTGAACTTAACCGTGTCACAGCGCCGCGTTTACCAAACGCACCTACTGAGTACGAGCAGCGCTACCACGATCAGTTCGCTGACGTTCTGCGCCTGTATTTCAACCGGCTGGACAACATTCTGGGGCAACTGGTAGCTTCTATGGAAACAATCCCCGTATCAATCGGCGGCACCAATACGGACGCTTTTGGGCGGCTGCGGGTCAGCCAGCCCTATACCCTCTTTGACAGCCAGAACCGCTACGCGGCAGACAACCAGTTTGATGTCGCAACGACCGGGACGGGCACAACTACGTTCCTCTCCAACGAGGCGGCGGTCAAAATGGAAGTCGCCGGGGCGGGCGTGGGCACCGTAACCCGACAGTCCTTCCGTTCGTTTCCGTACCAACCGGGCAAGGGCTTGCTGGTGCTGGCAACCTTTGTCATGGACAGCAGCCAGAGCCTGAACCTGACCCAGCGGGTGGGCTACTACAACGACAGCAACGGCGTGTTCTTCCAGCGCGTGGACGGGACGTATTCTTTTGTGCTACGTTCTAGCTCAATCCCCACTCCGGGTACGCCCAGTGATGTTCGCACGGTCAATCAATCCTCGTGGAACGGCGACAAGCTGGACGGCACCGGAGCTTCTGGCCTGACGCTGGACCCCTCCAAGGCGCAGATTTTGTGGATGGACTTTGAGTGGCTGGGTGTCGGCTCGGTGCGCTGCGGCTTCATTATTGACGGCCAGTACATCGTCTGCCACACCTTTGAGAACGCTAACGATATCACTAGTGTGTACATGACGACGGCTATTCTACCCGTTCGTTACGAAATTAACACTACAACTTCGGCAGTGGCTGCGTCCATGAAGGCGATCTGCTGCTCTGTGGTATCTGAGGGTGGCTTTGAGCAGACCTCCATTGACCATGTGGCGCGGCGCACCACGATCTTGGGCACGATTGGGACGACGTTCTTGCCGCTGGTGTCTATCCGGCTGGCTGCTGGGCGCACGGGCGCGGTGGTGTTACCTAACCGGGTTCAGGTTTTGCCAACCACCAGCCAGAACTACGAGGTTGTTCTAATTAAAAACCCAACCCTGACCGGGGCAACTTTTGCGGCTACGGTACCTTCTGATTCCAACGTGGAGTTTGACGTAGCTGCCACCGCCACAACGGGCGGGACGATTGTTCAGTCGGATTATCTTGCGTCCAACACCGCCGGGGGCACCGGGAGCACCAGCTTTGCCAACGCCTACAACTTTGACCTCCAGCTTGGCGCGTCGATTGCCGGGGTCAGTGATATTTACACCGTAGCAATTCGCACGGTTTCCGGGGCCACAACCGGCGATGCTCTTGGGTCGCTGTCTTTCTTTGATTTGACGCAGTAATTGCCTCTAAGAACCCCCCATGTTAGACTCAATTAACCCCCATTCCGTGAGGCCCCAATGAGCCTACAAGTTGCCGCTAAACACCTTGCATCCAAGGGCCGTGGTCCGGACACGATGCTTGTCCACATGGCTCCGAGCGAAGTCGCGGGGCTGCAAGCGTTGGCGCGTGCTCATGGTGGCACGCTGACTACCAACCCAGATACCGGCCTGCCTGAAGCTGGGTTTTTAAGAGCAATTCTGCCGATGGTTGCCGGTGCGGGGCTGACGTTTATTTCCGGCGGCGCTATCAACCCGCTGACAGCGGGCCTTATCACGGGCGGTGTTACTGGTGTGGCTACCGGCAGTCTCAAACAAGGTTTGATGGCGGGCCTTGGCGCTTATGGTGGTGCAGGTATTGGCAGTGTGGTGAGCGGTGCTGGCGCTGGCGCTGCTTCCAATATGGCTGCCGCAGAAGCCGCAGCGGCGGGCGAGCTTGCTGCGCAACAAGCGATTATCCCGTCTGGTATTCCCGCAGCGCCTGTTACTCCAGTGGCTCCGCCTGTTGCCACTGCGCCTGTTGTGCCCGCAGAATACGCTTCGCTTAGTGCGACTCCTGATAACTTTGGTGCGTTTGGGGAGCCGCCGATCTCGGCTACCCCCGCTGCACCTGCTGCATCGGTGACTGACCCAGTCACCCGGATGAACATGGAAGTTGCACAGGGAGCGCCTACGGTTATGAATAGCCCCGCACCCGCCGCTTCTACTCCGTACTATCCTGAAAATGTTGGTGGCGAGTACATGCGCCCCACTGGTCCAAGCTACGAGCAGATGCGCTCGGCGGGTTTATCTGACGCACAAATTTCGCAGAGCGCACGAGATTACGCATCCAACATGAAAGGGTTTGCACAAGACCCGTTCTCTCCGGCCACGCGTGAAGCGATGTCCAGCCCGATTTCGACAGGCATCAAAGCAATCGCTGACAAGCCGTCGCTGCTCTTCAACAAAGAGAACCTCAAGTACGGTGCCGCTGCTGCTGCGCCGCTGATGTTCCAAGAACCCGAAAAAGGTTCCGGCTATCAAGGCAGCGGCCCCAATCCGTTCCAGTACGAGTACGACCCCAACACGCAGACCTACGCCTCCACGTCGTCCTCCAGTGCGGAGCGGCAGTACTTTGATCCGCGCTATCGGCGTTTGGCCTCAGGCGGCATCTCTAACTTGGGCGACTACTCTGATGGCGGTCGCCTGCTGCGCGGCCCCGGTGATGGCGTCTCGGACTCCATTCCTGCATCTATTGCCGATAAGCGCCCCGCACGCCTTGCCGATGGTGAGTTCGTGGTCCCCGCGCGTGTTGTGTCTGAACTGGGTAACGGCTCGACTGAGGCAGGCGCGCGTAAGCTGTACGCCATGATGGACCGTATTCAGAAAAATCGCGCTAAGACTATTGGTAAAGGCAAGGTAGCTGTAAACAGCCGCTCTGAGAAGCTGCTTCCGGCATGAGCATTCAATACGCTGTAGAAGACCCCGCGACCTTCATCGAGGAGTTCAAAGTGCTCGCCCCAGCCCACTACGAAGAGCTGTGTGTGACCAAGGACTTCCCGATGGACCCGGACCTTGAAGCGTATGGCAAGCTACATATGGCGGGGATGCTCAAGTGTGTGACGGCACGGGATGATGAAGAGCTGGTTGGGTACGCTATTTTTATTGTGCAGCCGCACCTGCACTACAAGTCATGTAAGACAGCGTTTGAGGATTTGTATTTCCTCAAGAAGACACACCGACTGGGGCGCACGGGTATCCGGCTCTTTCAGTTTGCAGAAGAGGCGCTTCGCGCAGAAGGGGTGCACCGCATCATCTTCCATACGAAAGTGCATTTAGACAATTCGCGGCTGTTTGAGTACTTGGGCTACAAGCACACGGACAAGCTGTACACAAAGATACTGAGTACGGAGCAATCATGAGCTACTCTCGCCGACAACTCGAAGCGCTGGGGGAACCCCTTGGCGACTGCGTTACCCGCAAAGAGGGTGGCCGAATCATTTATGGTGGCGGCGGTAGTAGCAGCCCTCCCGCTACGCAGACGCAGATCTCCGATCTGCCGGACTGGGCCAAACCTACTGCCCAGAAGCTGCTGGGCAAAGCCGAAGCGTTGGTTGAAGGTTCTCCGTACCAACAATATAAGGGCGAACGTATTGCTGGGTTCTCGCCGCTGCAACAGCAGGCATTCCAAGGTGCCGCCCAGATGGATGCGGGGCCCCAAGGGTTTGCCCAGCAGGTCGGACAGTACATGTCTCCGTACATGCAGAACGTTGTCGACCGCGAAAAGATGGAGGCGTATCGCGCCTCCCAGATGTTGGGCCAGCAGCAGCAGGCCCGGGCTACGCAGGCCGGTGCGTTTGGTGGTTATCGCGAAGGAATTGAACGCGCTGAGCGTGAGCGTGGGTTGCGTTCCCAGTTGGGCGACATTCAAACCCGTGGCCTGCAATCCGCATACGACCGCGCAGCCGATCAGTTCCGTACCGGGATTACGCAAGGGCTGGCCGTGGGCCAACAGCAATCGCAGCTTGGCGGCATGCAGCAACAGCGCGAACAGAACGTCATGTCCCAGCAGTATCAGGACTTCCTGAACCAGCAGCGGTATCCGTACCAGCAGCTTGAGTACCTGTCCGGCATCCTACGCGGCACGCCCATGGGCACTGTTAATACTTTGTATGGCGGACAGCCCAGCGCCGCTTCGCAACTTCTTGGCGCGGGCACGTCGTTGGCTGGCGCGTACATGCTGGGTGGCGGGAAATTTGCCGAAGGTGGCGAAGTTCAATCACGCCCCGCCGGTCTTGCTGAACTGGCTATGACCAAGATTTGAGGACGCCATGATTAACGTCGACCAGATTACCGCCCGGCTGGCCAAAATGCCCGACACCGCGTTGCAGCAATATGCTGCAATGCACAAAAACGACCCGTACATCATGGCGCTGGCGGTGTCGGAGTCCAATCGCCGCAAGCAAGTTCGCCAAGCCGCGCAGGGTGCGCAAGGCGAGATGGAGCAGCCCAAAGTTGCCGATCAGGCGCTGGCTGAGATGGCCCCACAGGTGTTGCCGGAGGAGCAGGGGATTGCGCAGCTACCCGTGGGCGACATGGAGTTTGCCGGTGGCGGCCTCGTGGCGTTTGCTGGTGGTGGGGATGTTGAGCGGTATGCGCCGGGGGGTATGCCCCCCACATCGGAAGAGGCTGAGCGTTTGCTTCGAGAAGCTCGTGCCCGTGCAGCGCAACGTGCAGCTATGCGGCCTGTCGGACCGCATTCGGTGTTTCCTCGTGCAGTTATGCCTGCTGCGGCGGGGCCTTTGTCTGCTGCGCTCATCCCAGCGGCGGTGCCGATTGGGCTGGCAGGGGCCTTGGTGTCTGGGATGGAGGGCATGCGGGAGGAGGGTTATCCCGTAGATACAACTGCACCGGAGTTTGCGACCGAGGCTACGCCAGAGCAAATCGCTTTTGATGCCCAGCGTGTTGCCAGAGCGCGGGCACTTGCTGCTCCTTCTGCTCCTTCTACCCCTTCCGCCCCGGCGGCTGCGGCTGCCGGGTCTATCTCACCTGAGGCCATGGCCCAAGCGCGTACGCCAAGGACGGGTGTGGAATCAACCACATCTACGTACACGCGGTCGGGCCGCCCTGCTCCCGGGGCTCCTAGCGCGCCTGCGGCTCCCGGTACTAAACCTGCTGGTGGTCCCGGTGCTGCACCTGTGGATGCTGCGGCTACTGCTGCGGCTTCCGGTATTGCCGGGCTGGATGTTGGCAGGATGACTGCTGACGCGCTTAGAGTCGCTGGACAACAGCCCAATCCGTTTGCGGCGGACGTAGAGCGGGTTGGTAAAGAAAAGGTCAAAGCGGCAGAAGAAAAAGTGAAAGGGTTGGAGGCTATCCACAAACAGTTTTCCGACATCTTCAAAGGCCGCAAGGAGCGCTTGGACACCCGCGAAGCCGAAATTGGAAAGATGAAAGACCAGAATATTGGTCTGTCGCTGTTGCAAGCGGGTGCCACCATGATGTTCACGCCCGGCGGTGTGGGCGCGGCGTTGGGTAAAGGTGTCAAAGTTGGCACGGAGCAGTACGCAGCAGGGTTGGACCGGTTGCGCGGTGCGCAGGAAAAACTGCTGGATGCGCGGGATCGACTGGAAGAGATTGAGAATCAACGCAGTGAGATGTCGGCTCGTGAGCTGTTTACCGCCCGCAACGAAGTGAAAAACATCGGCATCTCTGTCAAAGAGGACTTGATCAAGTCCAACATGCAGATGTACGGCGTAAATCGCGATACCGCCATGAAGATGGTTGAGCAACAAATTAAGCTCGGCATCTCTGTGTACGAGCAACAGCAGCAGACCAAACGCACAGGCATGTCCAACGCTGCGACCCTTGAAGCTGCAAGAATTGCCGCTGCGTCACGAGCCACTGGACGCGACTCTGAAATGGAAGAGTACACCAAATGGCTTAAAGAGAATCCGCAGTACATGGCCAACCCGCAAGCCGGTGTTCAAGCGTTCCTCAAAGCCAAGGCAGCGATCTCAGGGTTTACAAACACGACTCTCACCGATAAGCCTGCGGGTAGAGAGCGCGAGTGACAAATTAGAGACACGCCTCTACAATTTAAGCACCGTCTGTTTTCGGCGCAGGCGGTGCTTTTTAATAGCCGACACAATTCGACGCCATGGCAAAGTACCTGAACCTACCGGATGGAACCTCTCTTCGACTCAAAGAGGGCGAAACCAAAAATCAGGCGCTTGCCAGAGCGTTTGAAAAATACCCCGAAGCGTTTGGTTTTGGTGCGGCGGCTGCGGCTCCTGCCGAGCAACCAGAGTCCGGCTTCACCCCCGCGCTGAAGTCCGGGTTTGCTGAACTAAAGTCGGGCCTTGCTGCGCTGGCCGGTAAGACCGGCGTCATGGATACGGCGGCGGCTGAAAAATACATTGCGGAGCAGGAGGCGTATCAAAAACGCACCTTCAAGCCCACCGCTACCTTTGGCGAAGCGCCGGTCACCAAGACCCTCGAACTGTTGGGTGGTTCGCTGCCGTACATGGCAGCACCCCTTGTCGTTGGTGGAGCGGCGGCCACTGCCCCGGTCTCTGCCCCTGTAGCTACGGCCCTCGGTCTTGGTGCCGCAGGCGCTGCATCGGCTACGCAGTTCACAGGTTCGAACCTACGAGCGCAAATGCGGGGTGAGGAGGGTGTTGCCCCCAGGACGCTTGCCCAGACCGAACTGGCTCCGGCGTTTGGTGCGTCCATCCCACAGGCCGCGATGGATGCGCTGAGCTTCAAGATGATGCCCGGTATCCGGCAGATTCTTACTGCTGCGGGTAAAGACGTTACTCCGGCTGCCGCCAAGAAGATTGCGGAGCAGGGCGTGCGCGAGACTGTCAAGGACTACACGCTTGCTACCGGTAAGTCGATGAGCGTCGAAGGTCTGACTGAAGTCGGACAGCAGTTTCTTGAGCGGATGCAGGCGGGTCTTGAACTCACGGACGCCAAAGCCCGGGACGAATACTTCGACAGTCTGGTTGGCGGTGTGGTTCTTGGCGGTGTGTTGTCCCCTGCAGGCCGCTACGTCGAGCGCCGAGGCGAGGCCAAGAAAGAGAAAGCGGTAGAGCTTGAGGAAGCCAAAGCGCTGGAGGCACAGCAAGCGGCGCAGCGGGAAGCAGAAGCCGCGCAGCGGCAGACCCCCGAAGGTCGGCTGGCTTTTGTGCAGGAATACGAGGCCCGGCTTGCGCGGTTCAACGAACTCAAGGCCATCAAAAAGCCCGGCAGTGACGCCAGCCCGTTGCAGCAGGCCGAGTACAGCGAGATCAAGAAAGAACGCCAAGACCTCGCCAAGCAGTTAACCAAGGACACAAAAGAGTACAAGGCCGCCAAGACGGCTGTGGCCGACCTGTTGGAGCAGCAGCGCGTAGCGGGCATGACGCCCGAGGACTACATGCTGGAGCAGATGGGGCTTGAGACGCCGGAGGCGCCCGCGCCCAGAATGCGCACGGTCATCGACGAGTTTGGCCAGATCACTGAGGTGCCCGAGACCGCGCCTGAAGCTGAACCTGTTGGGGAAGGCGAGCAGTACCTGAACGCTCAGGTGCAGGCGGCTCGGGAGATGGGTGCACTGGATATTGCTGACATGGCGGACTTCGCCATGCAGGACCCGATCAAGGCGGCGCAGGCCGTTAAAGAAGGCGCGGGTGTTCAGGGACTGAGCCCCCAAGATAACGGCGCGTTGCTCGGTGGCATCCGGCTGCGTTTGAAAGCGCTGGAGAGACAAGCTGCCGACAGGGCCAAAGCCGAGATGGCGCAGCGCACCGAAGACCTCAAAGCGCAAAAGCCGGGCGAAGGCGCTAGTGCCGAGCAGCAACAGCTTGCAGACTTGTTTGAAGAGCAAGGCACGACCCTGCGCGAGGGCGAGCCCAACTTTGATTATCTCGATCCGGTTTTCGAGAAAGCGTTTGGTGGCGAGGAAGTCATCAAGGTCGACCCCAACGTCACCCCCGTTAAGAACGCCGCCGCTTTGCGTGCGCGGATCACCACGTTGGAGCAGGAGATTGCCAAGGCTCGGGAAGAAGCTGACGCTGCACGGCGCACCCGTAACCCGCAGGCTGTGGTTGATGCGCGCAGGAACATTGCCAGTCTGAACAATCAGATTGAGACCATGACGCAGGAGAGCGGCGTCTACATCCCCCAGATGATGACCCTGCGCCAACAGCAGCAGGCATCCCTTGCGGCGCTGGACGACATTGCTGACCAGCTTCGTAGCGGCCAGACGCTTGGCGGCCCCAATAAGGAAATGGCGGCGTCCACGGAGCAGACCCTGAAGAACCGGGCGGAGAGAGAACGCGCTGCGCTGGTTACGGCGGCTTTGCAAGAGGCGGCGCTGCATCGACGCGCCCAAGGCGCGCCCGCGTTGACCCGAGACGAAGCGCTCAAGGCGGCCATCAAACTGTCGGACACCGTCAACGACTTTATTGCCCGCGCCGCCACTAAAGCCGCGCCCGCTGAGACTGAAGAAGTAGTTGTTGAGCCCGCACAGATGCGCGCCAATAAGGTTGTGCGCGGTGCACGCACCGAGATGCGTGAGGTTACGCCTGCGCAGCAGGCCCTGAGTCTGGCAGAGCGCAAGCACTTTAATCAGCGGCTGCAAACCGTTATTGATAACCTGACCAAGGTGGAGCGCGCACCGGCCACCAAGACAGACGAAGGTTTCCTCAAGCAGCAGTTTGCGACCACCGAGGCCAAGAAGGTTGCAGAAGCTCGGGGTGAGACGGCCACAACGGTTGGGGGAGAACTGCGCCGCCGCACGGAGTTTGTACGCGAGAAGATGTCGCGGATGAACCTGACGCCTGCCAACGTTGGCAGAAGTTGGATGGCTACCCGCAACGCGCTCAACCGCGCGGCTGACGTACTCGACAGTGGGAAACCCACGACGGCGCTGCTCGATGCCGTCGAGCCTGTGGTTGACTCCGTCCTCATGGGCCGCGAGATTTCTCAGGCCGACCTTCGCGCTATTGCAGACGCGCTGGCAGCAGCCAAGCCCACGGCACTCGAACAGAAAGAAGCTGGCCAGAAATCGTTTGACCTTGAGTTTACGGGCCCCGAGGTGGAGACGCCCTATGAAGGGAAAGGGCGCGAGAAGCCTGCTGTTGCGTACAAGTTGCGCGGCATCAGCGACGAGTTTGGATACATCCGTGCTACTCCGGCTAACTTCGCCAAGTCCCCCCGCATCAAGTCGGTGTGGGACGCGCTGGAGAAAGCCCGGGCGCTACAAGCTCAGCAAGCTAAAGCGGCTGCGCAGCGCAAGGCGCGAGAGACCGCCGGGATTGCCACCATCGAGAAGCTCAAGGATCAGATCGACAACATCGAGCAGAGCACCGAGTTTTTCTGGAAGAACCAGCCTAAGTGGACTGAAGCGCAGATTGCCAAAGCGTTTGTGCAGTTCCCTGACATTGGACAGACCCCGGAAGAAAAGGCGCTTGTCCGTAAGTATTTGTCACGAACCAAGCTGACCCCGCAGGAATCGGCGGCGGTTGACCAGATTCTGCGCGCATTTCGCGAAACGCATATGGCTGAGTATGCGGCCAAGATTAAGCAGTCTCAGATTCTGCTTGCGCAAGGCATCCGGCTTGATGCGGTCGAGAACTCGTTGGCGGACTTCGCACAGTCCAGCAACGCCAAGTCTCGCGAAGCTGCCAAGGCTTTGGCTGCACGTATTGCGCCCCTGCAAACCGCGATCAAACAGATCAAGTCGATGCTGCGCGGCACTCCGGTGCTGACCGAGGCACAGAAACGCCTGATGCAGGCGGACGAAGCTGTGAAGAAACAGCGCGACGAGTTCCAGCGTGCGGTGGAGCAGGCGCTCATGAAGTCCCGGGCCGAGATCGAGGCCGCCCGCGCAGAACTCCTTGACCCCCGGTTGGCTGAGATTGGCAAAGCGCTGGACGAAGCCAAGGCAACGCTGGATAAAGAGCAGGCTGAACTCGACAAAATCAAAAAACGTTTTGACGAAGTGCTGGCGCAGGAGTCGGGGCGGGATCGTGCGCAACTGGCTACGTATCAGTTGTTCCGGTACGAGGAGAAGAAGGGCATCATTGATGACCTGAAGGCCAAGATTGCAGAGCAGGAGACGGTGCTCAATAAGCTAGTCGAAGACCGCTTTGGCGAAATCGACGGCAAAACCATTACGGTTCAGGCCATGCTGGATAAGAACGTCCGCATGGAGCGCGACTACCTTGAGATGATGGAAGCGCAACTCGCCGCCTTGCGCGGAGAGAACGTCATCGACCAGCCGAACAAGTATCCGTTCGCTGCGCGGCGCGCCCAGCTTAACGTGGATGCGCAAAAGAAACAGGTACAGGCTGCCGAGAAGCGCGCCGACGACTTCAAGAAAGAATCGGCCAAGGCCAAGGAAGATATTAAGCAGCAGTGGAGTGGTCTGCGTCGGGTCAGCGGTGTTGTGCAGTCGCTGGACGAGATTCGTGAGCAGCAGCGCATGGACAAGCTGCGCGAAGAGATGATGCGCGACACGATGAACGCGGCGGAGAAAGCCAAGACCGACGCCGAGAAGCAGGCGGTCATCGACGACATCATTGAAGAGCAGAATCAACTGGCGCTTGATATTGCCCGCTACCCGGGCCCGATGGACCGTGAAGGTCTGGTCGATTTGTTGGCCAGCAAAAAGCCCACGGATGAAGAGAAAGCGCTGTATACCATCAAGTTTGACCTGCTGCAAAAATACGGCATCCTCGATGCACAGCTTGACGTTATTAAAGAAGGCAAGCCCAAGCGCCCCCCGCGTCCTGCCACCGCGCCCAGCACGGCAGTCATGTCTGCGCAGAAACCTCTGCGTACCGGTGCTGTGCTGGAGGAATATACCCGCGAAGAAGTACGCGAAGCCAACCGTCTGGCAGGACAGATTCGCGGAACCAAAGCTGCGCCCGCGCCCAAGCCTTCGACCAAAGTTCAGCGCGGCAGTGGTGTGTTGGACGAGGACATCGGGCTGTTTGATGAGCCTGATCTTGACGGTGTGTTCCGCACAACCAACAAGGCGGGGCCCGGCCTCAAAGGCGAGACGATTGCCAAGATTGTGGCAAAACTGACGGAGGGCTGGTCGCGCATGCCCGAAGTAGTTATTGTGGCGGACGAAAAGGGGTTGCCAGCTCGTATATATGAGCAAGCGGTAGCGCAAGACAAGCTTGGAAAAATTCCCGGCTTGTACGATCCGAAGACCAAGAAGGTCTACCTGATTGCCGCCAACCTCAAGGACGATGCGGACGTGGCGCTCACGATTGCTCACGAGGTGGCAGGACAC